CTCGGTGACTCTCACGGCTGGTTCTGGCTTGAGCGGTGGAGGTGACATTTCTGCGTCAAGGACGTTTAATCTTGACATCAACGAATTGGATGCTGCCGCTATTGCTGCTGGTGACTTTGTTCCGTTCTGGGACCTTACTGAAACGGCTACCAACAAGAAGATCACATTCGCTGATTTCGAGGCAACGCTCGACCATGACTCCCTGACTGGATACGTGGCTGCCGAGCATCTGTCCCTCCCCAATACGATTGCGAATGTCCTATCGGATCACGATCTCGCAGCCCATATCGCTCTGGGATCGACCGAAATTGCCACGATGACAAATAGCAATGCTGGAAAAATCCAAATTGGATGGCCAGTATACTGTGACGGAGCTGGTACAGTCGATCTCGCAAAGGCTGACGCATCAGCCACGGTTGAGGTGATCGGCCTGGTGCAGTCTACAGATGGCATTCTGTCGGCCGCGTCTGGCTACATAATTACGGGCGGCATACTCACGGCTACTACGGGCCAGTGGGATACTGCGACTGGTGGTTCGGGCGGACTCTCTGCTGGTAGCATCTATTATCTTGATCCGAGTACCGCTGGGCGATTAACTGCAACTGCGCCGACAACGGCTGGGCAATTTGTTGTTCGCGTAGGTAAGGCTCTGAGCGCCACACAATTACAGATTGAAATTGCAAGGCCAATCTTGCTGTAGAGGGGATAAATGGCTTACCTTCCAATGGACCCAACTGGTACGCGGAAGCGACCGCTTGGCTTGAATACGGCAAAGACGGAGATGCAACAACTCCAGTCGGGGGAAGTGTTAGAGGTTTTCGGCGCTATTACTGTCGCCACGACGGACGGCGATTTGATGTTGGCTCCGCACGGGACTGGTGCTTTGAGAGTCTCCAACGCGGGCAACGCTCGCGGCGATTATGCAGTAGATTTACAGCGCAGAAGTACGCTAGCAACTCAAGTACCAAGCGGATTCGGTTCGGGAATTCTCGGCGGAGTCAATAACACCGTGTCGGGTACGGCATCGGTGATATGCGGAGGCTCGACTAACGTGATTTCTGGGCAATCGTCCGTTATTGTTGGCGGTTTTGAAAATACAATTAGCGGGAACTATTCGTCAATTATCAATGGCCAGTATCACACGGTCTCGGCTTACGGCTGTACGATTATCGGTGGAGCGGAATGTTACTTGAGGCATTATGGTTCCATCGGCCATAGTTCCGGGATGTTCGAGGAGGTGGGTGATGCCCAGCGACAGGTAAATATGTTGCGATGCGTCACTTCAGCTACCGATCAAGAGGAGCTATTCCTCGACGGCGACAGTGGGTCATATGCGCTAACTCTTGTGTATGGCGATGTGGTGTATTACACCATTAAGATCATGGGCACTAAGAAGAATACGCAGACAAGCACATATTGCGAGAAGATCGAAGGCATCATAACTAGGACAGCCGGGGGGACGCAGCATGTTGCGGGCCCCACCGTAATTAGGACGTTCGGCGCTTCGTTGGGGACCATCACAGTCGACGATCCCGATCACTGGCTGCGGATTCAGGTGACACCAAATACGGAAGATGAAGTCTGGTGGTGTGCCGTTGTGGATATGCTTTGGGTGAACGGGTACGTAGCATGACGGGGGCCTATGTAGCGAAACCTGACGCGGCCGTGGAGCCGCCTGATGTGCCGCCCGGCTGGGATGAGGATTGGAGTTTCCCTGGTCCCAATCCGCCAGGATACACTCCGGTGTATTCGCTAAATCTGTCAGCTTCGGAGTCAATCGGCTATGGCGGAACGGCCAGCATCACGATTAGCCTGCGAGACCACGTTACGTATGCCACGATCGAACCTTCTGGATGCTCCATCACTTGGACTGCTACGATTGACGGCGAGTCCGTGAACTTGCGATTTTCTGGTGATCCAGACTATGCAAGTTCAATTTCCTCTTCGTATAGCGACATAGGTGATTACTGGGGGGCGGAGCCGGAAATCGAATTTGAGCTTACAGAAGACGATGTAGGTAAGACAATTACGCTTCAGGGTGCCAGTACAGTTTCGGGAAGCGCACTAACGAATACTGACACAATTGAGATTCGGACTTACCGATATGCGGTTACAGTAACGGCGCAGCTTACAACATGGGCGCAAGTCGACGAAGAGGAATGGACGACTGTTACCGTTGTGGCAGGGATTGATAACGCTACATTGGTTGCTGGTGCTCCGACGGATTGGGGGTGCTTGGGGTACAGCGGTGATCCGCCTGAGGCTTATAGTTATGAAGACGATGCGAACCTTGATGAGGTAGAGGTCAGCTTGAATGTGCCTCTAATCAAAGTAACGGCGCTTTCTGCCGAATTGGAATCAGGCAAGATTTACCATGCTTATGCAAAGTTGAATCTAATGAATGGCAGCGGTGATGTTACCGCTACGCTTATTGTGACTGATCTCGATACTGAAGAAGTTCTTGTGGATAAAACAAAAGTGTGGTCCGAGGAAGCGGCCGGATTCGGGGGCAGCACGAAATATGCAACAATCAATACCCTGACGGGGGAGATTACGTCTACTCTTTTTGATTAGGTAACGACATGACCAGACTAAGCGGTGCATTTGCTCCACTGCGCGAAACGTGGAGAACTCCAATCACAACCTCCTACCGGCAACCAGCGGCCGGCTCCAGCCTACCCGGGGCCCCATTGGCGCAAGATCAATTGGGGCAAATTACTGGCGGACTTGGGTCGCTCGTGAATGCCTACAACCAGGCTTACACCCAGGCGCGATCAGCAAATGAGGCTCGATACAACCAAATGCTTCAGCTTGCCGGGCAAACGACAAATCAACGAGCGGCAGACATTCGTGGCTCATACGGCCAACAGCAGGCCGGTATGATGCAAAATCTTGCTCGCCTCGGGATGGCGAATACAACTATTGCCCCCACGATGAAAATGGGGATTCAGCGCGAGCAGCAAGCCTCTCTTGATAGGCTGGCTGATCAGATGCAGCAGACTCGTCTCGGGATTATGGAGCGTAGGACGGATGCTTATCCAAATCAGGGTGCTTTAATGCAGGCGATTCAGGCAATCGGTGGAGGTATTGGTGGCACCCAGGGGCTCATGGCAATGGCACAACTTCTGGGGCGCATTAATCAGGGAGCCTAAGAATGCCGATTGAAGTGCGACATGATGTAACTGGCCCGGCATTGATCGCTGCGGGCCTGGCCGGCGCAGCTCAGCGGGCAGAGCGCGACCTTGACCGACGTAGGGAAGATCAAGCTCGCTTAGATCAGCTTGCGCAGCAGCGTAATCTCCAGCAGGCAGACATTCAGGCTAGGGCTCAGATGCAATCCCAGGCGGCTGACTTCGCTTTGGATCGTATGGCCGTTCAGGCTGGTTTGTCGCGGGAGTTGCAAGAGCAGCGATATGAGCAAGAGATTACTCGTATCCGTGAGCAAGCTCGGGCTGCCGCCAGCCAGTGGGAATCACGTTTCACTGCCCAGCAAAGGCGCGAAATTGCCCGACTGGAGCAAGGTAAACAGCAGATTATGTCAAGCGATTCCTTCTCCGACGATGAGAAGATGCGAGCCGTCCAGGGGATCGAAATGCAGATGGCAGGAATTCAACCTTCATTGGTTCCGAAAGATCCGAATAAAATCCAATTCCCCGAGGGGCGCAGTCCAATGGAGCCTTGGGTAGACGAGAGCACTGGTAGCCTGATGGGGTATGACCGTAGTGGCAATCCCAGGGTGCTTGTTTCTCCAGAAAAAATGCCGGAATATCTGGAAGCGCAGAAACAACAAGAGCGGCAGGACGCTGAACGTGAACGGCAACACGCAATCGAGGCGGATCGCCGAAGAACTCTGACGGAATTTGCCAAGCTGCGAGTGGATACCTTTGACAAAATGGGGGAGAAGACCGGGCAGCGTTTCCTTAATCGTCACGAAGTGGATCAACTTATGGAAATGGTCTACGGTGCCGATGAGCCTGGGGGAAATTGGTGGGATGCCGTTGAGGAGTCTGGCATTCCCGTCTTAGATATTGACAAGACTCTCCCCCCGGAAGTTGGATTCGCGCAGGCGTATCTGCGGCAGTTTCCTGGCGGATACCATTCCGTGCCCGACAATAAGAAGGCTGCCTATCTGGAAGCCTATAAGACATATGTAAATGCACATCTAGCGAGCGAGTGATGCCATTTGATCCTCAAGTGCTCGCCATTGTGGGCGGCGGGCAGGCGACTACACCACCACCGCAATTCGACCCCAAGGTGGAGGAGATTGCTAGCGGAACAGGGGACGCAATCGAACGACGCCGGAGTTACCTACGCGATAAGTACGCCTGGGGGCTTGTTGCGCCACTCTCTGGGACTCGTGAGACTTATTCAGCGAAGGCCCTGAAGGAAATTACCGATCCCGCAGAGCGGCAATGGCTCATTGAGGAAGTTGGTCGAATTGCCCAGGCCCAGTCGTGGGCTAAGGAAAAGCAGTATGCCGAGTCGGGCTGGGTAAAGCCGGGACTGAAGGAGCCGGCAATTGTGGGCGGTCGGCTCGGGGTACGGGCCCAGCAAGTAGGCGGCGCCTTTGCGGAAGCCGGCGCTGCCATGACTGGCGCAGCTCGGGATTTTCGCGACTGGCTTCAAGGGCGTGGTCGCACTGTCGAAGAGGTGCAATTTAAGCGCCAGCTTGAGGCTGCCAAACAAGGAGCCGATCCCAGCCTTGGGAAGGATGCTCCACTCTCCCTGAAGGCTGCTGCCGGCGCAGCAGGCATGGCCCCCGATCTCTCCGCTGGACTTCTTGCCGGCATGGGTGGCGGCCCCCTAGCTATGGCCGGCTACTGGACCGCTCGTCTCTTCCCGGAGCGGCGGGAGGATTACTTAGAGATGGGGCTTGAACCGAAGACGGCCTTTGCCGCTGCCGTCGTGACGGCTGCCGCAGAGTCGATGATTGAGCTACTGAATATCGACCCTACCGGCATGTCGAAGGGGGCGGTTGCGCAGCCAGTCAAGGGGACAGCTAGGCGGGCAATCTCGCAAGCAATCCGGAAATATGGCGGAGCGCGGCTATCCAAATTGGTACAACGGAAACCTGTTATTCGGGCGGCAATTGGCCAAGCGATTGATGCCCTGGAGCGGATAGGGGTTGAGACAACCGAGGAGGGGATACAGCGGGGTGTTCGGGATGTGGGGAAGTACCTCGCTGCCTTGACTGACGAGCAAGTCGAGGGGCCAGTCTTTTCGTCGGTTGCCCCGGCGATGTGGCAGGAAATGAAGGATGCCCTGCCGGGGATTGCTGCTCTGGGTGGCGGTCCAGGGATGGCTCAGATGGCGACTGAAGCTCGCGCGGCTCAGGTTCGGGCGAAGGGAGCCCGGATTGAACAGGAAATCTTAGAGTACGCGGACCAGGGTAAGATTCCGTCACGCCGAACTCGGGTGAAATGGGGGCTGCCGGAGGAAGGGTGGGAGTCGAGGGAGCAACGCCGAGAGGGGGTCCAGCGGCTAGCTGCGGAGATAAGACTCCAGGGGGAGATTAACGAACAGGCTCGGCAGCATCTTGAGGTACCCAGTGAGACGCCGCAGGCGGCCCAGGAAGAGGCGATTGCAGCCGAAATGGCTCAGGAGCCGTCGGTCGCAGAGACGGCCTATGAAGCGGCTGGGGAGCTTCAGGCAGAACCGTCAAGCTGGGGTGAGCTGCCTTCTGCGGAGTTGTCCGCCCGCCTGGAAGCGCAACGGGCCGCCGAGGAGGCACGGCCTGAGACGGCCGGGATATTGGCCGAGGAGACGGGAGCCCAGGCGATTGGCGAGCGATTGGGTGAGCGCGAGCGGCCTGACGTGATTGGCGAGGATGAAGAGGTGGCCCGGGTTGAGGACCCGGAAGTGGAGAGGCGTTTAAACGCTGCCCGAACTCCGGGGCGAATGGGATTTATGAAACGAGTATCCGGCGGGGTGCAGACTGCTTGGAAGTATGCTACTCGCCCCCAAGTGCATCTCCCTCCGACTGATGATTTCATACCGGCGCAGGAGTTCTTTCGACTCTTGAAGGTTGTGCCAACGGCCGCAGTTGATGAGGCTGTGCGTACAGTGGCATCAGTGGTTGATCCGCTTGGTCCGATGCAGACAGAATTGTTCGAGCGGGCCTTAGTAATAAGGAATCAACTCGCTGCGCTGGAGGAGGGGCAACCGTTGCGATTCGGCTTCGAGAGTCAACAGCAGGCCGAAGAGTATAGGTCTAAAATCGAAGCCCAAGTTGAGGCCACCCCCACCGTCAAAAGGGCCCTGGAAGCTCGTGGAAAGATCGTTCGAGAAACGGTGATGCAATTAGTTGAGCGCGGCTTTTTGCCTGAGCGCGTACTCGACAATCCCGAGGCGTATTTCCATCAGCATGTTCGCGTCGTGCAGGAAGCTAAGCGGCAGGCTGGTAAGGTGAGCGCCGCCAGACGCCAGAAGAGGGGGTTTCAGCGACGGCGCGTCGAGGGGGATGCGCTACCCGAGGAGTTCGACTATAGCACGAATTATGTGATTTCGGAAACGGAATGGCTTGCTGATGCTCTGGCAGAACTGCGCAAGGATGAGTTGCTTCGAGATTTGACGCAGCGATATGACCATACGGAAGAGATGCGAGAGAGGGCCGCGGAACAGGAGTTAACTCTTGAGGAAGCCGTCGCCCGCGATCCTGATCTCACATTCTGGCAGCCCCAGCCTGGTAATGTTTTCTATCGTGCCTTCACGATTCCGGAGAAGATCGGCGTAGCATTGCAAGAGGGTGCGATTGAGGCGGCGAATCTAACGGCTGAAGAGGTTCGTCAGGTAGCCGCCCTGGGGGGGCCGCATAAGCGCATTGTGATTCCGGTCGAGTTAGCCGATCAGTTGGATGCCGTGAAGGTCACCGATCAGGCTCATTGGATTAAGCAGCTACATCGTCGTGCGATGAACGGCTGGAAGGCGTTTGTACTTCTGAATCCAGCGCGGATTGTGCCTTACAATGTGCGTAATTTCACAGGCGATATGGACCCGGTTTTGGCGGCGAACCCTTATATTCTCAGGGCAATGCCAAGGGCAACGCAGGAGTTATGGAAATACCATCACGATCGTTTGGAGTTGTCGCCTGAATTGCGCTTAGCTCGCGATCTTGGTGTTGTATCGGCTGGCTTCTTTACGGCTGAAGTCGCTGAAACCCCCGAAATGCAGGTGTTTCGGCGACTAAAACCAGTTGAGCAGCGAGCGCTACTGAGAAATCCAGCACGACTATACATGGAACTGGTTCGCCCCCATGTTGAGATGCGCGAAAATCTCCTTCGATATGCTGCCTTCTTGACTTATTTGGAACAGGTCAAGAAAGGTGAAGTAACACATTACGGCGCCTCCAATCGCAATGCGGTGCGCGTGCTCGCCAGGGAAATGGGCCCGGAAGTGGCAGCGGCCAGATTGAGTCGTGATCTCCTTGGAGATTATGGCAATATGACCGCAGCCGGTGAATACATACGAAGGAATCTCTTTCCCTTCTGGGCTTTCCAGGAAATCAATCTCAAGCGATACCCGCGATTGGTAATCAACGCATTCCAGGCTGGTGAAGGTCGCAGGATGGGGGCTGTACTGGCGGCTACTGCCATGATGCGCATCGGCGGGCTGTATGCGGCCTGGTGGACTTGGAATAACCTGATTTATCCAATGCTATTCGGTCGTGATGACGAAGACGGTCTAGGTGAATACGATCAGGCAAATCCTCATATTCTCCTTGGCCCCAACTCGGATGGTACCGTTCGGGTCTTTCGGAATGTCGGAGCCCTTGGGGATTTCTTGGAGTGGTTTGGCGTAAACGAAGCGCTGTCCATGTGGGACGAATGGCGAGCGGGGCAGGCTGGTGTTGTAGATGTAGCGAAAGAAGTTGCCTTAGCCCCAATGGAAAAGATGATTGGCCTTTTGCGGCCTGATGTGAAGGGCCTCTTCGAGGGCATCACTGGACAGTCGCTCTTTCCTAATCCATTTCAGCCGCGGGCCGTTGAGCGCGACGTGGCGATTGCTAACATAATCGGCTATGGCGACATTTACAAATGGATGAAGGGGAATATCGTCGGCGAAGGACACCGGGCCCGGCCGCATTTCTGGCAACGCTGGTTCGTGGGAGTTGTCGATCCGCGGCAGTCTGCCTATTCCGAAATCTACAATGCCCGTGCGAGATTCCTGAAATCGAAAGGCACAGAGGAAGGCGGGGTCTACCCGGTATCGCAGTACAAGCAGGCGCGTGATGCTGCCATGGCGGAAGATTACGATGCTTTCGTGGAATGGAAAGACGCATTCCAACAGAAGCATCCCGGCATAAAAGGAGTGAGGAAGTTTAAGGCATTCCTAAAGCGGCTCGACCCGATTGCTAGCCGGCTAAGTGACCGAGATGAGTATGAGTTCGAGCACGAGTATTTGACGGCGGAGCAGCGCAAGGAATTGCAGATTGTGCGTGATTACGCAGGCGAATTACGGGATCGTCTCTTCCTTTGGTGGGTTGCTTCTGAGAATGCGCCCCCGCAGGACTAAACCATATCGGACGCCATCGGACGCCATCGGACCATACCGGACCCCATCGGACTGGAAAGAATATTTCGGACGAGAACGGACGAGAGCGGACAAGAACGGACCAGATGCGGGTCCTACCAGGGAGCGGGGTAAAGTATTCCGATAAAACTGCCCTACATCGCTTGTATCTGTTTTGTTACGAATCAGGATGGTAGATGTAAGTCATTTGCGTTACTGGAACCAGAGGAGAAAGAAGATGAGTCGAGGCTTGGGGTGGTTGCTGACCGTACTATTCTGCTTGAGTTGTGGCACATTGATGGCGGCTGATGAGCCGACGAGCGTTGGGGCCGATCTCCAAGCGATCAGCGTCAATATCTATTGCTCATCTGGCGGGTACAGTTCCGTGCAAGGGTCGGGCACGATCGTTCTCGTACCGATTGGCGAGCAGATGACTACTTGGGTCCTCACGGCGGAGCATGTCGTGAGTAATCTGCGGCAGGTGGAAGATGTGATCAATGGCAAGGGGAGCACGCGCAAGTTGGTAACTTACCGAGACGCGGAAATCGTACAGGAGCGCATGGTTGATGGGCGTGTAGTTGGTGAGCGTAGGTATGATGCCAAAGTGATGAGCGTCAATGCTACGCGGGATGTAGCGCTACTGCGTGTGCGAATTGACGGCGAGTTTTCTGACGGCGCAACCTTCTACCTCGGAGAGTCTTTCCCCCGCCCGGGGACTGCTCTCTTTCATTGCGGCGCGCCTGGCGGCAAGGATCTTGGCGGCACTTGCTCATTAACGAGCGGTATCGTTTCCCGCGTCGGTGCCAGGATTCCGCATTTCGGCGGCAGCGAGCACGGCGTTTACGATCAAATTACTTGCCCCGCCATGGGTGGTTCTTCCGGCGGTTTGATCGCTCTCCAGGAGGATGGGCGGCTTGTTGGGGTGCTCACTCTTGGCGCACGCGGAGCAGATAGCTTTCATTGGATGGTGCCGATCCGGAGTATCCTGCAATGGGCGGATGAGATTGATGCGCGTTGGATTTTCGATCCGAATGCGGAACGTCCGGCGAGCGAAATTGAGGTTAACTTGCCGCTGGAATTCAATCCCACCATGCCTAAGGCTTCTGACGAAGACACGACTGCACCAGCCGGCGAGTCATGGCTTCCGTGGCCTTTCAGGGGGAAAGAGGCGGACTTGTTTCATTCCATTCACGTCGAGAAGTGAACTATGTGGAGCAGTATTGCTTACCTTCGTGATCTCAAGGCTGGTGACGTTCTTGGCTTCTCGGGGGATTCCTGGTGGAGTGCAGGAATTAACATGGCCACCTACGGACTGCCATGGTGGAGCCTCAGTCATGTTGGAATCGTGGCTGAGGTCCCCAGGTATCCACTTTGGCCGGACGGCCTCCCCGGGGGTTTCTATTTGTGCCCCCCTAGGGCGGGTACGCTTGTTCTGTTTGAATCCACGATGTCATGTTCCCTGGAATGCTATTTCCGGGATGAGATTACGAAAGGCGTGCAAGGACACAAGCCGGCTGATCGGATTGCTGAATACAAAGGGAAGGTGTGGCACTATCCACTGTATCGCGAGTTGCGTCTGCTGGAATCAGAGCGGCTGTTTCATTACCTGCTGGGACATCTCGGCACGAACTACGACGCCATTGGTGCCTTTCGCGCTGGTGGCATTGGATTCTCATGGCTCGAATCACTCTTTCGGCCGGAGGATCTTACAAGCTTCTTCTGTTCTGAGTATGTTCATGCCGCCCAAAAGCACATCGGCCTCCTGAACGGTAGCAGTGCAAGTCGCTGGAGTCCGAACTTACTTGTACGCAGGGAGCGCCGCGATGGGGTACTTCTGGAACCGAGGAGATTCAAGTGAGAATATCCGCTCATGCCTGGCACTACCTGCGAAAGAAGCTCAAGCAATTAGTGCAAGAGAAGCCTGATTGCGTTGGTATTACCTTAGGCGAATTAGAGTATGCAATTGCACGCGATCAGCACGAACATGTCCTGGCTACTCTTTTTCCCGATGAGATGTCAAAGCCCCGGGGGCCTGCGATGTTCTTTCAGGGGATTCCCGTATGGGAAATGGATGCCGAAACAGGAATTAGAATCCTAGTCCGCAGGGAAGCCAAATGAAAAAAACACTCGCCTTCGTAGCCTGCGCCTGTTTGGTGTTCATGTCCCTGGACTGGGCTGTAAACAGCTACGCCAAGCTGTACCCGCCCGAGGTACCAATCGTCAATCCGCCACTGGCATTACGGCCACGTAATTGGTCGCAGGGGCGGCAAGAGAACGGATCGTGCATGTGGGCGTCAACGATTGCACTCTTGCGGTGGCAGGAACAATATACCTTGGCTAATCGGCTACGGCAAACTCGTGGTGGCGGCGAAGTGCCAAGCGGGTTTTCGGCGCGCCTTGCCGCGGCGGGGGTGCGGCACCAAGTAGAGTCGGACGGCTCGGTAGAGTTCCTGGAGTGGGCTTGCCGGGAAAGATACGGAGCCGTCGTGGTTATCCATGGCGGCGCTCATGCCGTATGCCTTGTGCATATGTCTGCGGAGGCGGTCTATCTATTGGATACGAATTCACCGAAGAAATACAAGCGGATTCCGAGGCAAGTCTTTTTGCGGGATTGGAAGAAATCTGGCGGCTGGGCGTTCGTCCCGCTGTACAATCCCGCCTCACCATTACCTTAGCGGAGGTTGAGATGCGGAGACGATGTGGGGTGATGATCCTGGCGGCACTCGCGCTTGGAGTCATCATGTGCGGTGCGTGCCAATCTGCTGAGCCGGAAGATACGCGATTGCACATCTCGATTGTCGGCGAGAAATCGGATGTGCAATTCCAGCAATTGACAGCCTGGTTTGAAAATAGCGAATTAGCGCGGCAAGTGCGCTATCACAAGATCAAGGCGGGGACTGCGATCTATCGCGAACGATACGCTCCGAATATCAACGGGCTCCCAACGGTGCGCGTACAGCAACCGGATGGCGTCGTGATTTACGAAGCTGCCGCGGAATACTTGCCTGGCTCAGCTCAGGCATTGGACCGCACGCTCCGCCGATCTATTCTGGCGGGGCAATTGCCGTGGCGACAAAGGTTTCAGCAATTTCGCCAGAGATGCTGTCCGCTCAATCAGCAGCAGCAGCAAGAGCAGGAACCAGAGGAGGAATTAGAGGAGGAATTAGAGGAATTAGTGGCAGTTCCTGCGCCGCCGCAGGTGCCGCTTTTCCCATGGAGGGAAGTGCTTATGATCCTTGGAGCCGGCCTGGCTGGCTTGGTTGGGGGCGCAGTCTGGCAGGCCGTTGAAATGTATCAAGAGTAATCCGAATCCGAATTGGAGGAAAAAGTATGTCTTTGCTGTCTACTGTCTTGTTGGCTGTGATCGTCACTGCCGTCGGCGTTTGGCTCGGTCGCCAGCTGTTTAAACGAGGTTTCCAGTTCGACACTCGTGTCGAGGACCGGCGCCGCGCTGCCGCCAAACTGGCAGGGGTGCTTTCGCAGTATGGACTCGTGCGCATCCCTGATCTACTGATCGACTATTCGGTCGGCGATTATAGCGGCATGGGGGAGCATGTTGTCGAAGTGACGAAGTTGTTCCTCGCTGGCGAGCGGGCCGTCCTGGACGAGTTTGAGAAAGTCTTTGCCAGTGTGCTCAATGCCAAGCTGAGGACCGACGAGGGGCGAGCCTATGTTGCGGCGAGACTCGCAGAGGTTGAGGCTGACGAGGAATAGGGCGAGGGGGGAGCTGGTACCCTGGGCTCGCGCCGGACGAGTGCGCGAGCCCAGGGTTGGCGGAGGAGAAAATTATGAAGCGCGTCTCCGTGACTGTGACTGAACATCTCATCTGTCTCATTATTGCCGCGGGCATGTTGGCGCTAGTGTGCTCAATCTTACTGGGATGCCAACGACCGAGGCCGACTTATCGGATTCTGTATTTCTCTGCACCTTGGTGCAAGATGTGCAAATGCGAGACCGAATTAGTCAAGGCGTACAAGCGCGAAGGCGGATACATACGTACTTACAATGTCGACGATGTGCCAGATTTGGTAGATCATTACCGCATTGATAGGGTGCCTTGCTATGTCGTAATTACCCCGCTTGGGGGCTGGAGTCGCGCATACAACTTTCGGCATGCCCTCTGTCTGGCACGGAGAAAGTAACATGCTAATTGCAGCCTCAATCGTCGAAGCTCTCGCAATCCAAGGAGGAGCCTTGGCGATTCTCGGCTGGGCCCTCTGGTATCTTCTGACTCGCGCATTGCCGCAAGAACGAGAGAGCTTCCTGGAGGCGCTTCAGGCAACTCGACAAGATTTCTATCGGTCCCTGAAGACTCTCGCCCAATCGTTCGATAATCTCGCTTCGGCGATTACCGGGGAGCCGTATTACACAGATACAGGAGAGGAGGAATGAGACCGCATGTCTTTCTAGTGACCGAGACGGGCGAGGCCGACCTCGGTACGGTCGAGGAGATTACCTTCCCGGGGTGGCCTGAGGAACGTGGTGAAGGCGGTCCAGGCGAATCGTTTGAGGCGTTGCTTGCGGACATTGTGGCAACCATGATTTCCGACAACGCAGACGAGGAATTTTTTCGTATCGAAATCCGAGAGGGAAACGATGGCATTTGATCTTTCGTCACTTCGCACTGATGCAATTACGCGCCCACCGCGAATACTCTTACTGGGTGTCGAGAAGATTGGTAAGAGCACTTTCGCGGCTTCGTCGAATCGTCCCGTTATCCTTCCGGTGCGCGGCGAAGAGGGGATTGACGAATTCACGGTTCCGAAATTTCCTCCGGCCCAACAGTACCAAGACACCCTCGATGTTATCGTGTCTCTATACACTCAGGAGCATGACTACGCTACATTCGTCTTGGATAGCGCTTCTGCTTTTGAATCACTCGTGTGGCAGAAAACCTGTCAGGAGAATGGCAATGCCTCGTCGATTGAAAAGGTCGGTGGCGGCTACGCGAAGGGATATACGGAAGCATTGACTTGGTGGCGCACAGTCCTAACGGGGCTTGATTCGTTACGGGCTGAGCGAAACATGGCTTCGATTGTCATCGGCCATGTCAAGGTCAAGCGATTCGACGACCCGGCTGGGCCTTCTTACGATCAGTACCAATTTGACCTCGATGCGAGGGCGGCGAATCTCTTGTATCGCTGGGCGGATTGCATTCTATTTTGTAACACGAAAGTCGTAGTCAAAAAGGAGGATATCGGTTTTGGCCAGGAGAAGCATCTCGGTATGGATATTTCCGGGGGGCAGCGATTCCTTTTCACGCAAAAGCGTCCAGCTCATCCAGGTGGTGGCCGAGGCGTATACGGGCGTTTGCCCTACGAGCTACCGCTGTCATGGGAAGCGTTTATGGGTGCTGTAAGTCAGGCAATGAGTTCCTAACAGAAGAGAGGAGAAGAGGTAAATGGCAGATTTGAGGGGCATTTTCGGGGAAGGTTTTGATCCGGCAGCGCATGAGCCGGCCAAGGATTTTCCGGTACTCCCGCCTGGGGATTACCCCTGCGAAGTCGAGAAAATAGAACTGAAACAGACCAGAGCAGGTACGGGGTATTATCTGGCAGTTCAACTCGTCGTACTCGGCGGCGAATTCGGCAACCAGAAACTTTGGCATAATATCAACATCGCGAACCAATCGACGCAGGCGGAAGCGATTGGTCGCAGGGAGTTTTCCGCGCTCTGCCAGGCTGCGAGGGCTGGCAAGGTTGAGGACACCGACGAATTGCTTCAGAAGCAGGTTGTCGCGCGCGTCAAAGTCAAGGAAGGGCAGAATGTCGTGCGGACTTACTCGGCTCCCAAGGGGGCTCAGCAACAGCCTGCGCAGCAACAGCCTGCGCAGGAAGCTCCAGCGCAACAGCCTGCTCAGCAACAGCCTGCGCAATCGGCTGCTGGGCAGCCGTACGTCGCCCCCTGGGATCGACCCAAGTCGGCGGCGTAGCTCTCACACGGCAGGGCGGCGCGTCGGGGCAGGCGCCGCTCTGTCTTCTTCTTTGCGGCTAAGCGATATAGCCATAAATCACACTCAGGGTACCGGAATGAATATTCTAACTAAGTCGCGCCGCTACGTGTCTCAATTTCTGCGTCAGCTAGCCCGGAAATTCCTACGGCAGGAATTGAAGCAATTGCATTACGAACTAAGTAGTAGCCGTAATGAAGTAGCTGATTTACGATCGCTCCTTCCAATCTTACATGCGCAACTGGCATCCTCAAAATCAGTCGAAATAGGGTACCTGGAGAAGATTATGGTTTATCAGCAGGCAGTCGAGGAAGCGAAGGTAGTATTGCAAAACATTCGAGTCAGGGCTGAGGAGATTCAGTTCGGATGCCATGTGCTCCAGGCGGCTCTTACTGAGGCTTACGATGCCCCCGTCAATATAGTAGGAAAATCTGAATGACCAACCTGAAAGAAGCCTTACCGCAGGACTCCAAGACCACTCTGGCAATCTACGAACATTGGCGACGGGAGGGAGTGGCCAAAAGCTGGAATGTCAACACCCTTGGCGCTTCACGTCTTGGTAAATGCGACCGGGCGCTCTGGTATGAATTTCGCCATTGCACTCGTGCTGAATTTCCAGGACGCATGTATCGCTTGTTTGATCGCGGAAACCTAGAGGAGCCTCGTGTGATAGCGGATTTACGCGCAATCGGCTGTGAGGTACATGAGGTTGATGAGGCAACGGGCAAGCAATTCAGGGTGGTCGCTCTCGGTGGGCATTTGTCTGGGCGGTTAGACGGCGCTGTGCTCGGAGTGCCCGAGGCTCCAAAGACTTGGCATGTGCTCGAAATTAAGACACACAACGCAAAGTCGTGGCGGAAGCTCCAGAAGGTGGGAGTCTGGGAGGCAAAGCCTGAGCATTACATCCAGATGATGATGTATATGCACCTCACTGGAATGAAGAGGGCGCTCTACGTCGCCGTGAACAAGGACACGGAAGAAATCTATACGGAGCGTATCCGATACGATAAAACTGAAGCCGAGGTGCTGTTGAGGCGTGCTGAACAGATAATCTTCGCCACGGTACCGCCTCCACGGACTTCGGAACGGCCGGATTTCTGGCAATGTAAGCTCTGTGACGCCAGAGAACTTTGCCACGGTCTCGCGCAATCCGCATTGCCAATTCCATTCATATCCTGCCGACAATGCTGCCATGCCACCCCCACCCTGGACGGCAACGCTCACTGGCGATGTGAACTGCACCAAAAGGGGCTAAGCCTCAAGGAGCAGGAGCGAGCTTGCGAATGTCATCTAGTCGTACCCGACCTGATTGTGAATGCTCATCCAGTAACGTCGTACCAGGACCCGAAAGGACGTACCGTTATCGACTTCGAGGATAATACCGGCGGAGCTTGGGCGCATGGTCAAGAAGACGGTGCCTACACGACTGAGGAATTACGGCGCCTTCCCCTGGTGATGCTTGATAATTCGCTGTTGCAATCGCTCAAGAAAACTTTCGGGGCGGCTGTCCAGTGTGAGCCGGATATGATTTCAGCAGTGTACTCCCACTCTGATGTTCGCTTGGTGTGGCAAGGTAGGGCAAACTACGACGAAATAGCCGCTGCTTGGCGCGAGGTTTTTGCGGAGGAGTTTAGCGAACAAAAACCAATTGCAGTTTCGAACCAACCGGAGTACAGCGTGGCTGAGTACCATCACGGCCGGGCCTTATTCGTGGATCTCCAGACTAAGCAAGCGGAAATACGAGAGCAGCACCATCCGTGAGAGCACCCCTGTTCAAGTTCCTGCCGGCGCAATCCTCACCGAGGAATCGCTGCCTTATACGTGATTGCTCCACTTCCCCGCATGCTCGTGGCCTGTGTCTCCATCACTACCAGCGAGCGCGGTATCTAATCCAGCAAGGGATCGAAACGTGGGAAAACCTGGAACACCATGGCCTTGCTCAGCCTCGCCGATTCAAAGAATACGGAGGTAAGGCGCATGCTGCGAGGCTGCGTGCAACCATTGTGAGCTTACACGAGCACGGCATCTACCCCTCGGCGGTTGCGATCAATCGCGAGCTGGGATACCGATCCAGCGTATTGTCCTCTCGCGATGCGAAGTTGCGTCGAGAAATCTTCCAAGAATTGGGAATCGAAATCTACAGACGCGGCCCGGATATTTCACTCAAATGAATCCCAGACCCTACCAGGCTGAAGGTCTTTCTGCCTTGCATAGGCATATTTGCACTAAGGATACCAATCCGTGCGTCGTCGTACCGACGGGGGGCGGCAAGTCGTTAATGATCGCCTGGGCAATTCAAGGTTGGAAGGCCAAGACCCGGGGGTTTCGGTGTGTAGTCTTGGCGCATCGGAAGGAGCTAGTTCAGCAAAACTTCGACGAGTTCATGGAGGTGCAGCATCGCGAGGGCTTTAGGCTCGCGAATGACATTGGGATCTTCTCTGCCGGCCTGAAGCGAAAGGATTGGGATGCTTCCATTCTTTTTGCTTCGATCGACTCGATCTACAAACGATCAGGGGACTTCGCACCGTTCGATGTTATCATGGTCGATGAGGCTCACCGTATTCCGCATAGCGGCGAAGGGAAATATCTCACCTTCCTGAAGGGCTGTCGACGCTGGAATGAACAACTCCGCGTCATAGGCTGGACTGCAACTCCCTTCCGGATGAGCACGGGCCCCATCTGCCATAAGGATCACTTGCTTCAAGAGGTGTGTTATGAAGCCGCAGTTACCGACCTCATTCGGGACGGATTCTTGTGCGAGCTGCGATCGAAAGTGGGAGAAGTGGCACCGGACTTACACGGAGTTAAGCGCAGAGGAGGAGAGTATGTTACGTCGTCGTTGTCGAAAATTACTAACGAACACAACTTGGTTCAACGCGCCGTATACGAAGCAGTCAGCATTATCAATCGCGAAAAACGGAAGTCAAGCGTATTCTTTTGTGTGGATGTCGAGCATTGCCAGGCAGTGTCACAAGAACTTCGTCGTCATAGTATCTGTGCCCCCGCTGTCACCGGCAAAACCAAACCCGAACTTCGGAGGCAAATCGGAAATGACTTCAAAGCGGGACGACTTCACGCAGTATGCAACGTCAACGTTTACACTGAAGGATTCAACGCAACTTGTGTCGACTGCATTGTGCTCTTGCGTCCCACTCTCTCTCCTGGACTATTCTCTCAAATGGTGGGGCGTGGCTTGCGGCTGCACCCAGATAAGCACGATTGTTTGGTGCTTGACTTCGCAGGATGCATTGATGAGCACGGACCAATTGATCTCCTTGGCGGCCAGCCTACCGTTCTTGCTGTATGTGGCCAGTGTCGAGAATCTTTTTCTCGCGCAGTGAGGCGGTGTCCGCAGTGTGGCTGGGAAATTCCCAAGCAGGAATTTGACCGGCTCGAACAGGAGGAACGTGAACGCCGAATGCACGGAGACAAGGCGTCCGATCGTTCCATCCTTTCAAATGCGCCCGAAACACACGCTGTTAATGGCGTCATGGTTAGCCGCCACTGTAAACCTGGCAAGCCAGATAGCCTCCTGGTGCGTTACCGCTGCGGCTTGCGTATCTTCCGGGAGTGGGTATGCCTGGATCATCCAGGGAAGGCCGGGGAAATTGCCCAGCGCTGGTGGCATAAGCGCTGTAGTCTACTCCTTACGAAAGGGGCTACCGTTGATAAAGCCCTCTCTAATCTCCTTACGGTTCCCACTTTAGAGGAATACACGAAGACAATCACGGTGCAACGCGACGGAAAATACTGGAGGGTGATTGATTATAATCGGGAGCTTGAGAAAGCAGCATGAACCATCTCGAATGGGCGTTGAAATACGCGCAATTAGGCTGGGCAATCTTCCCGTGTTCCCCGGGGCAGAAGACTCCAGCAACGCAGCATGGCGTCAAGGATGCGACAAAGAATGAATACCTGATCCGCGACTGGTGGGGACGCATGCCCGACGCAAATATCGCCGTGGCCTGCGGGGAACCGAGCGGTATTCATGTCGTGGACATTGATGTATCCGACAGGGCAAATGGCTGGGATTCCCTCTCGAAATACAATTTACCGGAGACCGTCAAGCAGCTTACCCCCCGCGGCGGGGCGCATCTGTTCTTCCGGACTAATACTCCGCCTGCCAATAAGAATAACTTTCTGCCGGGCGTTGATATTCGGTCAACCGGATATTACGTGGTGCTCACGCCGTCGATTCATCCCAACGGAGGCCGATACGAGTGGATTCAGGAACGTGCCCCCTGGGAATGCGAGCTAGCGGAGTACCCGGATTGCCTGCGTCCGCAGGGGAAAGCAAAATCCTCCCCTCCCCCGCCATTAGTCTTACCCTCCACTCATGTTGTGGACAGCGACGTTCTCCGTCGGGCTAGTGCCTACCTTGCAACGTGCGATCCTGCCGTCCAGGGGTGTGGAGGGCATGATAAGCTCCTGCGAGCGGCAGACTTCATGGTGCGTGGATTCGCTCTATCGGAAGCGCAGGCGTTCGATTTGCTTGCACACGAATTCAATCCGAGATGCGATCCGCCGTGGGACTTGGATGACCCAAGGGAACTCAAGGACTTCCGACGCAAAATCAGCGAAGCTCAAAAGTTCAATTCCGACAAGCCAGTGGGGTGGCTCCTGGACAGCCAGGAGTATACTGAGCAGCCGTGCCTTTATACGCCTGAAGCAATTCAGAAGTTAATTGCCGTCGAGGAGGCTAAGCTTATCAAGCCCGTAGTTGAGCGGCCTTTCGTGGAGGAGGAAGAAGAGGAGCAGGAGGACCCCGAGGAGCGGCAACGCGAGTTGGCTTTTCTTACCCAGCCTACTGGTTTACTGGGGGAATTGTGTTCCTGGATCAATCGCACGGCACTGAAACCTCAGCCACTCCTTACTCTTGGGTGTTCCTTGGCATTTCTCGGGGCGCTTTATGGACGCAAGGTCCGCGCGGGCCGGTTGCGTACCAACCTCTATTGCATGGGAATTGCCGGCAGTTCATGGGGGAAGGATCATGCCCCCTATCAGATTCGTAGGCTTTGCGAGCGAGCTGGGTGTAGCGATCTTCTGGGGGGGGATGATCTTGCTAGCGATGTGGCAATCGAATCGCGGCTTGAGAGGCACCCCGCTACTCTATTTCTCTGGGATGAATTAGGGCATTTCTTGAATGCCCTCAAAAATCCGGGAGCTAACCATACCGCCCGAACAGTTTATACACTAATGAAGTTGTACTCGTCTGCCAAATCTGTATACAAGGGTCGTGAGTACAAGGATGGCGATACCCAGAGGAAGCTTATACAACCTTGTTGTTGCATTTACGGCTTCTCGTCTCCGGGGCGCTTCCATGAGGGGCTCTCGCCTGAGGAGTTACAGGATGGGTGGCTTTCGCGATGCCTTGTATTCTATGCTGGTTCTGACCCCGTTAAATCGCGTGATCCTCAAACAGAAGAAGAAACCATACCGGAATCTCTCGTGACTCAGGTGCGAGCTTGGCGGCAGCGTATCATCGAACCTGATGGGGGACACACAGTTGGTACATTATTGAATTACGATGTAGCCGGGCAGTACCAAGCGGCAGACCCCATTCAACTCGTTGTTTCTGTGGATACCGAAGCGAAACAACGATTCATCGTTTTCGATAACGATTGCATTGCGTACGGTCGTGATAATCCGGAATTAAAATGCCTTTGGGCGAAGGGCGAGGAGAACGCCAGGAAGATTGCGCTAATATTGGCAGTCAGTGACAATCCCGATAACCCAATTATTACATTCGCCCATGCGGATTTCGCCTGTCGCTTGATGAGGTTCCTCTTACGAGACTTCTCCCTGCATGCTGGTGATATTACCGAGAGCGAAATCGAACGTCACAAGCGGCGGCTCCTGGATGTAGTTGACCAAGCCGGACAGAGGGGATGTGTAAAACGGGAACTAACGCGCAAGAGTCGATGGCTTAATGGGCGAGGGCGCGACGCTCTCCTTGCTGATTTACTTGAGGCAGAAGACCTCTTTCGTAAGCCGGACGGCAAGACTACGCGCTTCTGGTCGCGGCGGCATTACATCCTCCATCGAAAGCAAGCGGAATGCACGCCGAATCAGCAATAATTGTGCTGCCCTTACCGCCCCGGGTGCTATCGCCCAATGTGGCGCAGGCAACTATTCGCGGCCGATTTGCCAAGGCTTCAGCGACGGCGAAGTTCCGCCGGCTAGCGAAAGAAGCCATGGAGGCAGAGGAAATTGAATCAGCACCTTGGCTGAAAGTCGAAGTGGCATCAGCTTTCTATTACAAGCGCAGGGGACGGCATGATGATGAGAATGCCATGGTATCAATCAAGCCAGCTTACGATGGTATCGTAGATGCCGGGCTCGTGGAAGATGACGACTCGGAGCATATGCGTAAATTGCCGCCTAGTTTTCGTGTCGACCGAGACAATCCAAGAGTCGTACTAACTGTGACGAGGCTCAAGTAGTAGGGGCAAATATGAGAATACTGGTAATTGGAGACATACACGCACCAGTTGCGCACCCGGGGTACCTATCATTCTGCCGTGATTTGTATGAGGAGTGGGTTTGCAATAAAGTCGTTTTCATCGGTGATGTGGTAGATCATCATGCAATCAGCTTTCACGTCAAGAACCCCAATTGCCCTGGAGCGACTGACGAATACACACTAGCCAAGTCATGCCTTAAGACGTGGTACGAAGCGTTTCCCAAAGCATATGTATGCATTGGAAACCACGATGATAGGGTATTGAGGCTAGCTGAAAAATCCAATATTCCAGCCGTTTACATTCGCAATTTCAATGAAACCTGGGAAACCAAAGGTTGGCTGTGGAAATATGAGCATGTTCTTGATGGAGCCTACTTCTGCCATGGCACAGACCAAGGTGGTATCCATCCAGCGTGGAACTTGGCCGGGAAGATGCTCATGCCAGCAGTGATGGGGCATTGTCATGCACGAGCAGGAATCAAGTGGCGAGCGAATCCTCGCGAGCGAATATTTTCAATCGACGTAGGGTGCGGGATTGATGTGGATGCCTGGCAATTTGCTTACGGGAAACACTGCAAGGAACGACCAATTCTATCCGCGGCACTCATCCTGGACGGCATTCCTTATCACGAAATCATGCCTTGCGGCACGAAAGAACGATACCACAAATCTCGATTCAGAAAAAGGAGAGCAGCGTGAGTAACAAAGAAAGTGATGCGATTCGCATTTTCGAGTCAGGCGCAACGCGCGACTCAGATAATGACAAACTGGATTTTGAAGGTTTTCTAAGCCCGATAGCATTAGAGCGCTATGCGCAATACATGCACGAGCACAGGAAGCAATCGAACGGAGAAATGCGAGAATCCGACAATTGGCAAAAGGGCATTCCGATCGAGCAGTATGTCAAATCACTCTTTAGGCATTTCTTCGATGTCTGGTTTCTCCATCGCGGTTGGAGGCGCTACGACATGAAAGATCGCCACGAGATTACCAAAGAAGAAGCGCTATGCGGAGTGATCTTTAACGCAATGGGGTGTCTCCACGAATTGCTTGGTGGCTCAGCGCCATTTATTGATTTCCCCCCAAAAGGAGATGCCGCATGAGACCAACCAAGATCTTTCTCGATTTGGACGACGTACTCAATACGTTTACCTTATCTGCCCTTCGCTGGGTCGGATGCCCCGTAGAAAAATTCGATTATGGCAAGTACGATTCCGCATGGGGATTCGATATTATCCGCGCAGCCAACGCATTACAGAAGGCGTTTGTCTTCACGCAGGCAACCTTCTGGAATATACTCCCAGCGAAATTCTGGGCTACTGTCCCGCAATCGCAGGAATTCTCTTGGCTGCTCGCCCTGTGTGAAACGCTTGTCGGCCAAGAGAACATCTTCATTCTGACCGCAGCCCCGCGGAAAGTCGGAAATCATGTTGCCTCGGCGAAAGTAGCATGGATACGAACCCACCTTCCGCAATGGCTTCAGGAGCAATGTTTCATTGGAACTTCTAAGTATGCCTGTGCGAGTCCGAATGCCCTGTTAATTGACGATACGGATAAAAATGTGCAAGCCTTCCGGCAGGCGGGCGGTTCGGCGATTCTCGTACCGAGGCCATGGAATTCCCTGCACGATTTTAACACTTCACATTATATCACAAGGGAATTTGATAGGCTATTTGGGCCCATGTACTGGCAACCATGGATGAGAAAGGAAGCGGCATGATTGCTACACTCCTTGGATGGCTCGGCGCCCTTGCTTACAGTGTTTGCGCGATTCCGCAAGCTGTCCAATGCTGGCGGCGGGGGCACGGTAACGGGCTTTCTGCCGGCATGCTCTGGGTGTGGCTTGTCGGAGGCGTGAGCATGCTGATTGCAATCCCATTGCAGTGCGGCTGGGTGCCCTGGCTACTGGTGAGCTATACCGGCAATACCGCGGCGCTGTTGGTTGTCATGCGTTATCGTTTTCTCCCAAGAAAGTGAGGTTGCCCAGTGGATTGCTTTGAACGTTTTGTGATTCACCTGAAGCGCACAGTGCCGCTAAAGCATCGCGTAGTTGTTCGTCGCGTCGACATGAAAGACGACGGCTCAACGAGCATGTCGGATAGTGGCCTAATTACCGTATGTATTCGCAAGCGCGATCCCAGGCATAGGCAACTCGACACTTTAGTGCATGAGTGGGGACACGCTTGGGAGTACGATCAGATTGGCAATCACGGAAAGGGCTGGGGGATCGGGATGGCGAAAGCGTACGAAGCCTGGGAACAATTCAGAGATGAGGTAGAAAAATGATTCGCACCTTCGACGACTATCAGGCTGCCGCTGCCCGGACGGCCGTCTACCCGGATAGTATCCGCATCTTCTACCCGGCACTCGGCCTTGCCGGGGAGGCCGGTGAGGTTGCTAACAAGGTCAAGAAGATCTTCCGCGACGATGACGGCCATGTGACAGGCGAACGGCGCACCCAGATAGCCAAGGAGTTGGGTGATGTCCTTTGGTATATAGCTGCCCTTTGCGTTGACCTGGGACTCAATATGGGCGATGTGGCTCGGGGGAACATAGCCATACTTGCCGCCCGCAGGCAGCGCGGCACTATACACGGCGATGGAGATGAACGCTAATGAGTAATTGCCAAATGCAAACAACGGCCTATCATGAATACCTGGCTAAAGTCGGCGGATTTGCTGCATGCGGTGCGCATCTCGGTGTTTTCGTAGCGCACAAAGAGCACATTAGCCAATGCCCGCCCGGGTGGGTTTTCGTTCCGCTGGAGACCGCAACAGGCGAATCCGTAAAGGAGGCTATCGAGGTGGCTAAAGCAGGGAGGGAAAATTGGCCGACAAAAAGCACGCATCAAATAGTAGCAAACCAATGAGCGACTACAAAATCATCTGCGGCGACTGCCTCTCGGCTCTCAGGGTAATATCTCCAGAAGATGTATCATGTATCTTCGCCGATCCGCCGGATAACATCGGCCTGAAGTACAAGTCCTATAAGGATCGCCTCGCGGCAGAAGATTACAAGAACGCCATGGAGAATTGGCTTCACGCGATGCTACTTGCATCCGATACGGTCTGGCTTAGTTTCAATGCACGCTGGCTCTTACATATTGCAAGCATTACCAATTTAATGCTGTCGCTCCATCCTGATCTGCAAGTCAAGCCTTGCACGCAGACCTTCACCTTTGGACAGCACAATAAGCACGATCTCGGGAACAATCATCGTCCGCTGTGGCGATTTCAGCACCTTGGTGCGCCACTCTATCCCGACGCGATCCGCGTCCCGTCTTGGCGTCAACTCCATGGTGATAAGCGGGCAGACCCCAAGGGGCGCGTGCCCGGGGATGTATTTGATTTCCCACGAGTAACGGGCAACTCGAAGCAACGCCGTAAATGGTGCCCTACGCAGCTACACGAAGGGCTCGTGGAGCGATGCCTGCTCCTCACCACTCAGCCGGGCGATCTCGTACTGGACCCATTTGCGGGCACAGGTACGACGCTCCGAGTTTGTAAGCGCATTGGTCGACGTTGCATCTTGATCGAGATGGATTCAAGCTATTGCGAGAAGATCGCAGGGGAGCATGGCCTGGTCATAGAGAAATTGCCCGGTGAAGGCCGGGCCATTCGGGGGCATCGGAAGGCAGATAAGCGATTTCTCATGGGGCAGGGGACACTCTTCCCCCTTGAGGAAGCCGCCTGACTTGAATCCGATATTCCTCAGCGCATTTCTTGCAGCAATGCGACAAAAGCCGTTCAGTAATCTCCACTTGCAAATCCCACGCCACCTGCCGTCCGCAAAGAGATGACGTATCAGCTCCGCCGCCGAGTTTCATACCAGCTTCGGTTAATTGCCTAATGTGCCATCGCGACTGCGATGATGCAGTCACGGATTCGCAAAAACTGAATTTCATCTCTACTCCTCCCTAATTGCCTTACTACCGTCGCAATCCCCCTCCTGGGATTGCTTAATGATTCGCCTTACTGTCCTCGCGCTCCACGGCTTGCCGCGGAAGTTACCGCAAGACTCTTGTAACATTGCCCTGATTTCTTCCGAGGTGCGCCCAAGCCCCGCTTGGTACTTCATTATCCCTAACGCCGCCTGCTCAGTTGGGCACTTTATAAGCTTCTTACTGTTCCCGGGGTCCCGCCTCCAGCCAACCGGCGGCTTTCCGAACCATTCTCCATTAGCCTGCCGGCGCTTCATGCCCCGGCTCGTGGCATGCCGGATGCGATCTCGCTCGTAGGCGGCGAAGGCCGCGAGGATGTTTGAGAACAGCCGGCCCTCCGGGGTCTCGGCAACCGGGGTTCCGTTGGCGAATTCGATTCGGCCGCCGGCCCGCTCGACCTCGTGCTGGATCGTCAGATTGACGAGCATGTCGCGGGCCAGGCGATCGGTAGCGTCGACGACCAGAACGACCTCGCCTTTGAAGTTCTCGATAGCACGGATTGCAGCCGAGAGCCCCGGCCGGTCCAAGACCCCCCCACTGGTGTCAGGGTCCTCAAAGGTATCCACAACCTTATATACCCTCTGGCGACAATACGCCAGGCACCGCTCCTCCTGCTTCTCAATCGAATCACATTCTTCAGCATTCGGCCGAGGGGAAAAGCGTGCATACGTTATAGCTATCGCCATGCGTTCTATCTCCCTGTCAGGGGCAGTACAATCGCTCAAGATCGTCGTTCGGCCCTGAGGGGCTCCATGTATGCCTATCTCACTATCGACGATTCTGGAGCCTCCTGAGCGTTCTGGTGCGCTAGTTCAGTAATGCCATCAAAATAGCGGTTGAGTCCCCCCTGCCGGGGGATGGCACAACGAAGAAACTGGATATGATCCTCGACTGCGGGCAAACTACTACGAAGGCTCCATCAGCCGCCAATTTGTGCATCTCTTCCTTGTTGTCTGGCCATGTCGGAGATGCTAATATGAGGAAGAGAGTCAATTTCGGCATTGTCACCGTTTTGTCTCCGATAGGACCATACCAGACCGCATGAAATCAAACCTCTCCCTGAAGAGAATTCGCTCCAATAGCTGATCCTGACTGGACTTACGCTGTTTCTCGCTCCAGTCCGTTTCCACCCGAGGCATGCGTGGTGAGCAAGCGGGATCACGCTCTCGTTTCATCGCAAGTGTTTGCATAATCCAGACTTGCAAATCGAGCTTTTCCCTGTCGGACGTGATTGTCTCCCTTTCGTCTCCCCATGTAGTATAGTTCACACAGGAGGAATTGTCATGCCAAGACTGCCCAAACCCTACTGGAAATCTTCGCATAGATGCTGGTACTGCAAGATCAATGGCCGGCATTACCGACTCCATCCGGACAAGAAACAGGCGTGGGAGATTTACCACAAACTCATGGCGGAGCGGGAATCGCTCACGCGAGACAGCGCAGTTGCCCAACTGATCAACCGATACCTGGACTGGTCCGAAACGCACAACGCCGATCGTACCTACCGTTGGTATGCGCAATTCCTCCTCAGCTTCGGCCGCTCCCTGCCGCGGAAGCTGAAACTCTCCCGGCTTAGACCGTTCCATGTCACAAGCTGGGTAGATAGTGCCTATCCACCGGCGACCGCCAGTCCAAGCACGCGACATGGAGCCGTACGGGCTGTCCAAAGGGCGTTCAATTGGGCCGTTGAACAAGGTCTGATTGATCGCAGCCCGCTCTGCCGGATGAAGAAACCGACTCCCAATCGCCGGGAGACCTGCCTTACTCCGGAGCAATACCAAGCGCTGCTGACGGGGATCGCGGGGCCATTCCGGGATATTGTAGAGATTCTTCGACATACTGGCTGTCGCCCCGAGGAAGCTCGAAAAGTATCCGCCGCTGAATTCAACAGGGGAGACCGCTGCTGGAATCTGCCAGCCGGCTTCACAGCCAAAATCAAACGCCCCCGCATCGTGCCACTGGACGGCCGGGCCTTCGAGATTTGCAGCCGCGTCGCGGGGGAGGGCATTCCCGGCCCAATCTTCCGTTCTACCCGAGGTGATCCATGGACGAAGGACACGCTTGGCTGGCAGTTCCGCCAAGCCGGTAAGCAACTGGGCTTTTTGGTCACAGCGTATACTCTCCGTCATACTTTCGCCACGGAGGCAATCCTTGCAGGGGTTGACTTGGTTACGATCGCAGAGATTATGGGGCATTCTGATCTCACGATGCTTCAGCGGGTGTACCAGCACATCAATCAGCGGCCGGATCACCTACGAGCGAGTCTGGAGCGAGCAACCTCTAGTATGGGGGGGAATTAAGCATCTAGGAGAATTCCCTGGCTCAGTAATTCCTCAAATACCAGCGATGTAATTCGCGCTGCTTGGTGTCGCGCTTGTGAACCCCCGTCCGAGGCGTGCATTAGCCGTTCGGCGTCTTCCCACGTCTCTACGTGATACACGGCATACAGGTCGTGGTCACCAGTAATTATATGGTCACCCTCATCAATTATCGGAAGGCAATCCTCCGGGAGGCAGCGAAACGCCAATCGCTGGTACGGTACGCCAACTGTGAAGGGATGGAGCGGTCGGTCGGTGATGCGGTATACTTCGCCAAGGAAAGTATAGGTCTTCATTGCCTTGTCTCCTCGTGTCAGGGTAATCCCTCCCCGGATGCGAGGCAGAGCCGGGGAGGGGAGACAGCGGGCCAGTCACGAAGCCAACCGCAGAGTGGTGGGCTCCTGTGGAGTAGTATATAGGGTACGCAAGTATTGTTCAAGGGCTTGTCGTGGAATGCGGATGGCATTCCCAAATCGGCAATGGGGCAGTTCGCCTGTATGAATCAGGTTGTACACTGTATCCTGGCTGATTTGAAGCAATTGTGCTACTTCGGTAACGGTCAGTAGCATTTCCTGCTCATGCGGCGGATCGCCACGCAACATGCCATGAGCAATTGTCAATAGGGCACCTAGCGTATCGTCGCTTGTCTTCTTCCGGAAAAACTCATAGGAATCTAGGGTTCTTTGCATTACGTCTCCTGATATAACATCGCGCTGCCGCAGCAGCATGTTGGAAGCCCCACTTCTAACCACTTGCGCGTGGTACGTACAGTGTAGCCGCAATCGGGGCACTCCACTTTAAGAAGGCGAGTGCTCTGTTTCTTTTCTTTCTCCGGGAAGCTAATTTCCCCATGAGGGTAAGGGCCAAGCTGTTTAATTAACTCCTTGAGTACGAGCAGTAAATCCTCTCCGGCACTCGAAGAGCGCATTTCACCTTCCAAGCCGACGGCGAGTGCAAGCCGCCGAAATGGCGCGCGATGTCCGCATTTCGTTCCAACGCAGGCATGTACTAGCTCGTGAACGAGCGTATCTGCAACCGCTAACGAATCGGAGAGTATTGGGCTCACGAAAATCTCGTAGTGTTCATCGCTCGATTGCTCCTTGTCCCAGCACTCTCCGATTCGGCGATTCTTTCTGGCCGTCGCTGCCTTGCTTGGCCAGCCGCAAGATACTCGTACATGCTCGGGGACTTCCGCGTCAGCCCCTTGGAAGATCGGCCGCAAGGCATCTAGGAGTTGATTCAACCATTGTTCGCGCGTCATTTGTTTTGCCCCTCCAGGATTCGCCGAATCAGTCCAAGCATACCCAACTTGCGCTCTTCGCTTCCATGCTCAGAGAGATTCACAAAAATCTCGGCTAAGCGCGTAGCCCAGAGCGGTGTATAGTTGTAGGCACCAAAAGCTTTGGCTACGCGCTTAACTCGCCGGGTATGCGCTTTCAGGTCGCCCGGCCAATTAGGCTGCTTTGGCACTATCTTCCTCCGCAGTGAGGAGCCGCGCAACCACCCGAGACAATTCGGCTTGTTTTGTACGGATGTATTCCGCCAATTCAGTAATTCCATTTTCCCCAAGTTTGGAAGCACACGTCGTGAGTTCTTCACAAGCTTCCTTCGCACATTGGATGGCAGTTGCTCGCGTGATCTCCGTCTCTAGTCCCCGCGTTACCGCAAACAGCAGACTAATCGCGCGCAGGAGACTATGCCCCCCTTCTCGCGCTGCGATTTGGCATTTACTGTCCGCCAGGGAATTGCAGGTTTCCGTTACCACTCTCCTAAGTTCTTCGTGCTGTTTTGCCACTTCACGCTCCTCTTCGGAAAAGTCAAGATACTCGACCACTGCCTGTAAAGCCGTGCGGGCACGGCGCCAACGTCCCCGGAGAATTGGATCAAAAATCCGATCCGCCGGGATGTAGGAATAGACACAAAACCCCAGCCCCTCGTAACTCACGTACTCATCACGAACTGCTTCGGTAGAGAGTAATCCGTCAGTGGGTAGAGGCGGAGGAAGGCTAAGGACCGGCAGTCCATGGTAGTTGTCGATCACCCCTGCGCCGGGCTCCGGGTACAGAGGGTGTCGTTCCGTACTTTGCCGTGATTTTACTCCGAAGTAATGTCCGCAGTGGCACATCTTCTTCCGTGGTCCGTGTGCGGCGCCGCACTCCGGGCAGCGTTTAAACGCCATATCACTCCTTCCCGCTAGTGACTCAATTACTTCTATTGTATACTGCCTGCTCGTCCTCGTCTGGGCTAGATTCCACGGTTGCCGTAGTGGTTACACCCCGGCGCGGGTACGAATCAGGTTTTCGGTTTCTTTCGTGGTGTCGTTCATAGTGTGCTACTCCAAGCGCATTCCTCGGAACAATAGTCCTGCCCGGGGTCTTCGGGCCGAAACTCACAACCGCACCATCGGCACTCCCGCACCTCGTCCCGCCAGGCGCTCGGGCAGCCGATTTCATGGCACCGCACGCCGTTGATGATAAGTATCTCGCAACTTTCGCATCGCATGGTGTCGCTCCTCAAGAGATCAGGGTGAGGCCAGCTATGCCCTGCCGTCCGTCTCAAGGCAACGCCGGGCCCACGCCATACTAAGCCGCCTTCTCTTGTAGTTTCGTCGCAAGTGCGTCTTTTGCATTGCACGACCGGCATAACCACCCTCGAAACTCTCCAGTCTCATGATCATGGTCCATGTGCAATTTCCCGTTGTGTTCCGATTCTGACAATCCGCATACATGGCAGTAACCAGTAAACGCAGCCTCGATTTCTTTTACTGTAGCTGTACATTGAGAGTATCCAAGTCTCTTAGCGGCATTTCGTGAACTGTTAATTGCGATACGGAAGCGGTTCGCTCTGGTCCACCTTCTTATGACTTCCGTGTACTCCCTTTTGTTTTTCCTGCGCCATTCTGATTTAACCGCAAGGCACCTAGCGTGATTTTTCCAGTACCATTCCCGGCTCTCTTTTTTGAGTCGCTCTTTTTCTCTTCCATATCGCTCTTTCTTCTTCGTCAGTACTCGGTTCCTATTCTCCTGATACCAATGCCGCGCAGCCTCGGATGCGCAAATCTTGCAATACGATTTGCGCGGCCTGACTCCATCTGCTTTCGCTTGTCCGTTCGGAGAAAACTCGCTTACAGGTCTTTCCTTGCCACACTTACTACAAATCTTCGTTTGTTCCATGCTCTTTAACTCACTCTCTGAAACCAGGCTTCCAGCACTCCGCCACAACTCGGGCAGTGCGCCTTGCCTTCCTCGTCGATCCAAATCACGCCAATGTCAGGTGTAGGCTTTTCGGGCAGGTCGATCGGCAGCGTGAGTTGCGCCGGGTCGGGCTTCCTGGGATACTCAGGCTTTTCGAGGGTGGTGGGGTACTCGCCTAATGGCGTGTAGTCCTCCCCGCAGGCCCCATCGGGCGCGAAGTGAACCCCGTCGTCCGTGTCCCAATGGCGGCAACACTCCGCGCAACTGACGCTTCCACGGGCGTTGTCGAAAATGGCCGTTCCGTCATAGTCCCCTACGTCGAAGGCGACCGGATCGGTATAGCCCCAGCGCACGTCGCACCCGTTGTGTATCTGCAAGAGAACGTGCGCGTCCCCTTCCCCGTCGGTCCAGTACACAAACTGGACCGTCTGGGAGAGCAGGTCTTCCCCGTTGTGCGTGTTGACAGTGACGGGACCGCCATCGCCATAGATGCCCTTGCCTTCCCGGTCTTCGACAAACCGCTCAGCCGAATGTAGAGAAAAATTGTATGCCATCCTACCGCAGTAATATCGGTAGCGCTCGTCAAGATCGGCGTTGTACTCCAGCCGATCCTTAAGCCAGTGATACACGCTGAAGACCGGCCAGCATTCGAGCCTTTCGCCCTCGTGCCGGGGGCGCTCGACGTGTAGAACCGCCTCGGGCTCTTTCTCGAAATCCCGATCCTGGTTCTGCTCAAAGTGGCGTCCGTAGTAGTCGCCTGAATCGACCAGGACGCGGCCCGTGTTCTGTTTGAGCATCCGCGCAATCACTTCCGTCGTCGTCTCGGTTGTGGTGTTCGTCATGGTGTTATCTCACTCCAGGGAAGTGAACAGTGGACAAGCCAAGCCCCCTACAGAGTAGCTTCATCGTGAATACATCCATTACAAGCACCCGCCATACAATTTTCGCAGGGGCTCTCTTCATCCAAACAATCTGCATACCACTCCGCCCACAATGCGGCAACCTCCCCACCCCCCTGGATAGCTTCCCGAACGTAGCCGAGCCCATCGATTGTGAGCGGGTTTTCGAGCCAAGCGCCAATCTTATGCCCGTCGGATAGCTCGATGGCGTTAAAGCAATCCTTGCCAGATCCGCAATGCTGCGGACAGTCTGCCTCCCCACCTCCATCCGGGTACGGCCCCTTGGGGAATTCGCTTGAATCGTAGCTAGTTTCATCGTCCGGGTCGGTTGGCGCGAAATCAGATCCTTTCAGGAATTCACAAATTGCCTCCCCACAATCCTCGCAATAGATGTCTGCATCATGGATGTAAACGTTCACGTTCCCCCCCCTCATAAAAGATGTAGTAAAACAGCACTGCCAACTAGTAGTGTCTGGATTGCACCAATTACAATTCCAAATATGAGAATCACTGCCTCCTCGTCTCTTGGTGACAACATAGTCTCTTCCCCTCTTGCTCAATAATGAAACTAAGCCCGCGCTCGTCGCTTGCGTAGCCCACTCCGACAATCAACGGATCGAAACGGAAATACCACCGAGCGCGGGGTTGGGCTCATTACGAGTCCCTGTGCATACGTCACCTCCTTTCAACCTGGTTTGAACACAAAATTCAATACACCAACAGCACCCGGGGAGGGGCTTAATGGAATTTCGCCCCCGCGTAAGTCGCAATTGCCAAGGGCGCGGAAAGCGTAATACTCTGAGGCGCTATCCCTCGAATGAGGCACTTACAATGATCGCGCACTTCGTGAATGTCCATTTGGCGCGCCAGCCGAATTCGCACGCGCTTCCGGGGTGTTTCGATTAGCAGTGTTTCCGCTCGTTGCATTATTGCTCCCCTTCTCATATCGAAGCATTCTCCAGTTGCCAAGTCAAAAGTAGCCCAGTCTGGACAGCCTACTGGCTGTCCACGGTGGGATACTCTCAGTCTTTCGAGACTTCAATCAGCACAACCGCAAAGGGCATTTCATCGTACAGGTCGTCTTCAGGCAGGGGTTGTCCGGGCTCCAGCCCGTTTACTTCGGCGAATTCAATAGCGAATTCCGCCAAAGCGCCCGATCGGTAGTCCTCGCGTCCCTTGGAAGTGAGCATTTCAAGTAAGGCTTCCTTAATATCCTCCGAGGTAATTTTCCACGGGAGGGTATCGCAGTCTCCGCCTGTATCGAAGTCGCTAACCCACTCTTCCACGATTCCCGGAAGGTGACCGGCGGGAACCTCGTCTGCACTCAGATAGCGGAATCCCCGATAGACGTTGGCGTTGTGCAAAACCTCGTCAAGCAGGCTATTCCATCCCGCCCGCGTTTCCGGGCTGCAAAACGAAATCCGGTTCTTCCGGTTCACAAGATCGATCAGGTCGCGGATGGCGATGTTCTTTCGCCGTGACATGGTGTTGCTCCCTAGGTGGTGCGGCGGAGTACCGAGGCGAGGTAGGCGTCGACTTCCTGCTGGGAGTAGCGCTGAGGGTAGAATCCCCCTTGGTCCAGCCACTCCCGCAAGTCGAGGGCATACTGGCGCGCTTCGCCCAACCTCCCGTCCCTCATGGCTGCGAACATCTCGTAATAGGTTGCGTCCGGGTCCATTATGTCACCTTATCGAGCGGATGAGAGGATAGATGCATCCTGCGCAATACAATGCGTCCCGAAAATGTCGCGCTTCCCGTAGCCCATATTTGCCCTTGCATAGCCGAATGGCTTTCGCTATTAGAACGCGCCCCCCAGGGGACATAAGTCATTCAGTAGGCGCGGCAAGGAAGCGATTATAGAAAGGCATCATCGGTTTGAAGTAATACATGAGTCACCCCTTACAGGCTTCCGGAAATGGGCGTACTTGTTTCAGTCATGTTACCCTCCAATCCCGAATCTGCGGTTGAATCTCACCGCGCGCCAGTAGGCGTACCATTGCCTTCTTGCCTTGTCCCGTGTCCTCCGTTTGCGCTTGCCGTCGGGCATGATTTACCCCCCTTTGATAAAACCAGTAAGCAGGCTAAGCCCCCCTCAAAACCGAGGGAGGGAAAGTCTGGCTACTGATTCATAAACACGTATACGCCTCCATCGGGATTTTCGATGCTATAGCAATCGTTCATGAACAAGTCGTGAGCGTAAGCTTCGTAGTCGATATAGCACCGAATGTTTTCCGGAATCTGGTTGGCATACCACTCATCAAATATCTCTTCGCCGTACTCCTCTTCGCTCCCCCACTCGCCGCGGTAGGCTTCCTGGAAACCTACTTCCGTTGCGAAGTCAATACCTACGTGAGCGGCATAGGCTGCGAAAGCTTGGCCGTATTCATCGATCAAACGGCCAATTTCGGCGACTTGCTCTAGATCCTCGAATTCGCTCACCTGAAGGCTACCGAATCCTTCGTAGTCATGGATAGCCCACTCCTCGGCGCCGGGTACGGGGGATTCAGCCAGCATTGCAGCGATTTCCGCCCTGATATCATCGGCATCGATTGCGTCAATCCAACGACCGTGCAAAATACTGCGGTTGTAGGATGCCAAGCAGGCAATGTAGATTCTGGGGGTAGTAGTCTCTTCACATTGGGACATGGTTTTACTCCGGCAGGGTGGTGTTACTAAGGTGAAGCCTCTGACCGCGAACAACGATCCATGAGCTAGCTGCATTGCTGTAACACGTTTGATAAACGCGATACAATTTCCCCTGGTATTCCGTCTTCCAGGGAGTAGTCAATTGCGCTCCGTATCCACTAGCAGTTTGGGACAATCCTTGCCTATGCCACCAAAGGGGTGCGTAGACAAACTGACCGTTATCGCAATACTCGATTCCCATAGGTACACTCCTAGGCTGCTTCTGACTCAATGTCCTCATTCGGCCCGTCCGTACACTCCAAACAGTAGGGAGCACGCTCAAACAGATAGGCTAACTCGTCAGCTTGATACGCTGTTTGCGCTAGTAACTCGTGATATTCCCCGCACTCTGGGCAAGCGATACCTACCCACCAACACTTTTCAGCGTGGTCATATTCAATTGTAGCGGTTTTCGCACTCGCCATGATTTTAACTCCTGAGTTGAAACCATCCGTTGCCTGATTGAAGTTTGCCCCATAGAACGAGCGAGTCAAACAAAAAAACGAAAACTTTCCGAATGTTTTGGTTATGCCGATTCTGCTGAGCGCATGAAAAAACGCCCCTATCCCGATGGATAGAGGCGCAAGGGAAACACTATGCGTATCGGTTACCGTTAATTGGAGCTAGAAGCCTCAGGGCGAGACATGTCAGACATGCCTTGCGGCCCAATTGGCGGAGTCTGCCCTTTCATTCGAGCCTTGACTGCCTCTCTGAACAGCCGACGGCTTGAGTGTTCCCGGTTGGACGCCAGAGCCAAGCCAAGGTCAATTAGCTTGCCCCAAGTCATTTCCCCGCGGCGGATCATAGCAGAAGCATCGGCATAGCATTGCGAGCATAGCCCCCGCGTCCGGTGGGGCTTGTTGCACCCTGGGGTAAGGCAAGGGGTGTGGTTGTCCCTCTCTGGAGTGGCATCAAGCATGATTCATCCTTTGGGTGGGTAGTGTGGCACAAAGGTAGTAAGGGGGTGCTAGGGCACCCGTCACAAGTGTCCCGGGGGTGTCACAGTAGGAAGTGTGACAGGTGGCATAAGCCCCCCCGCACAGCGTAAGTAGAGAGTATATAAGTAGTTAGTATGTGTGTATGTGTTGTGTGTGTGTGTATGTGTCCCTGTGTCCCAACCCCCTTTTATCTTCCCCCTCCAATGGCTACTTTCCGCCTTTTTATATAAAGGGTGCGCGACACCAGGACACATACATCTTTTTTTCGTTTCTAACTCATTTGGTAGTAAGGGGTAATAAGGGGTTAGATGTGTCACATCTCGGGGCGGGACACCAATGGGACAGGTCATTAGAGGGGGTATTCCACACTGATGGGTGGGAGGAAATGGTCAAGCGTACAGTGTGCCCCCTCATGGTAGGTAGTTGCGTATAAACGGCTGTTCGGCCGATCGGCCGAGTGTCGGGTGAGTGGGCGAGTGGGCGGGGTGGGGCTTAACTCCGTTACAAAGCGCTCGGTTATGTAGCGCGCATGAGTGTACTAGTACACTAGTACAATTTTCATTCCCTCCCTACCCCATCCCATACCCGTGTAACCAATCGTGGCCAATGACGTGTCCTCATTGGCCACGAGGGCAGGGCAATGGTAAGGATTGTAGGGATTGCGAGAGCCACAGGGGGCCCCAAACCCTCAGAATCCTTAAAACCGGAACCCGGCCGCGCTTCCTCTCCATACCACTTAGCCCCCCTCCCTCGACACGCCACTTCTCATTTCCTCTTTCTACGGTTGCCGTGGTTACCCTCGAATCTGGCGGCTATCGCGTTCGAGGGGCCCATGCGAATCACGTCCTACAAGCACCATGGACGGCACGTCAAGGTTCGGGCGGATCTCAAGGGGAAGCACTGGGATTACTGCCTGTGCAACCTGTGTGCTCGTTTCGTTGCCGGTTCCGAGGAGAACTGCGCCATTGCACGGGACGTGTACGCTGTCTGCGTGAAACATGACTTAGTTACGCCTGTTTGGGAATGTCCTGCGTTTCTGTTGAGCCGCAAGTATCTTCGACTTGTTCGGTTTGTTTCTTCAGTCAAAGGGGGATTCGTTGTGCCTGATTCCGTGAAGAAGTTGCTCAAGAACAAATGGTTGTACGTTGTTGCGCTTGGTCTGGTTGCGCTACTTGGTGGCGGCGCATACTCTGATCAGGTCAAGGATCTCTTGCTTGCAATCTTGGGAGGGTGAGATGGAAGCGCTCCAGTTGAGCGAGAATATCCTGTTGTTCATGATCTGGTATCAAATGCTCACGATTTGCCACCTGATGCAGAAGTAAAAGGAGAAGAGATGACGTTCGTAACAGCTTTGATTTGCATTTCTCCATTACTTGCGTTCCTGGGCGTGCTGGGATTGCTCATTTTTGAAAACGCATTCCTTAACGACTGAAGTGGGAAGAGATGAAGAAGAGAAAGTGGTTTCAACTGCGGCGTTACGTTGGGTTGTATGAAGAGTATCCGTTTGGGTACGTCCCTACGTGGTATGACGCTTGCAAGCAAAGAGACGTGTGCTATCCGATCGGCATCCATTGGATTGCTCGCTACATGCACAACGTTTGGTGGTGGCTTCTCCAGGTGCCATTCAATAAGTGGGAGCGAGAGCTTATTGAGGCGTTCAATAGCGGCTACAGAGTCCGATGTGAGCAGCTTCAAAAAGAGTATCTTCAATCGCGCCAAGCATACCAAGAGGCTTATGGGAGCGGCTTCGAGGCTGGCAAGCAAGAATTCATTCAGGTGTTGAATGAGGCGTTTCGGGAAGACGCTGAATCAAACATTTTGTGCAAGTGCGCAATTCTCCAAGTAGAAGTTGAGGCAGCCCACGAGGGAGAGACCAATGTTGATTCCTGATGTGGAGTGCGACTTGTGCGATCGCCTGTCTACGGAGGAAGGCGTCAAAACATGCTTATGCGGCGCAGTCTTTTGCTCAGATTGTGGTGATGGGTATTGGTGTAACGATTGCCTCGATGACTGTGATGCTTACGAGGAGGAAGAAGCCTGGGGCGACGACGACTGGGATAACGATGATGACTGCTATTGAGCAATTCGCCAAGGAAGCCCGGAAGACCCTGTGGCCCCTGAGCAAGGATCACACGGAATACTATGCCTGGGACGAACGGATTAAGGAACTACGAAAGGAGAAGGGATACACAAAGGCGCAAGCTCAGGTGCAGGCCGCGAAGGAACAGCCGGCCTGCCTCCGCCTCTTTGGACGGCACGACGTAACTTCGTACGACCCTGAGCCTGGGTCGCACGAAGATGTAGAGCTGTTTATACGGCGTCATCGCGACAAGCGTGCCCAGGACGCGGAGGGAGTCGTCAACGAGCAAAAGGATTTGTCGTATCGCGAGAGCCTTGCCTGGGCAACGGAGGCGGCCGGTAGGTTCATTCGTACGGGGGAGGCGCCGAGTACGTGCCCGAATGACACGGCGTTCTATCTTTACCGGCGTGCGATCGAGGAGCCGAAAGATTTCCTAGGTAAGGTGAATCAGCTAGAGCTAAAAGCGAAAGTAGACTCCGGCGATGAGAAGGAAGTGAAAAGGTCGATTGACGAAATCGACATGATGTTAGAGGCGTTCGGAGAGGAAAGTGCAGACTCCGTTTGAGCATCATGTTCCCAGGGATCGCATTGCGAATCTGAAATGGCGTCGTAAAGTCTATCAGCGCATGGGGGATGATCCGTCTTTTGCGACGGCGATCAAACAGGCGTGTGCTCTTGATCCGATCTTCTTCTTTAATGCTTTTTGCTGGACGTACGATCCACGTCTGGAGCCGATCCATAAGGTTCCATTCATTCTCTACGATTTCCAGGAAGAGGCGCTTCTGGAGATTCTGGCGGCAATCAATCATCACGATTTGCTGATTGAGAAATCGCGAGACATGGGGGCGTCGTGGATCTGCATCGGCGCCTTCTTCTATCGTTGGCTGTTCAGGCCGATGCAATCCTTCCTCGTCGGTTCCCGCGTCGACGAGCTTGTGGATTCGACGGGGAACCCGAAGGCGATCTTCTGGCGGCTCGATTTCCTGCATAACAATCTTCCGCCGTCGCTGCGTCCCGCCGGCTTCAACGCTCACGACCACCGTACGAAACGCCACTTGGAGAATCCCGAGAATCACAGCGTCATTGACGGAGAGACGACGACAAAGGATTTCGGGCGTGGCGACCGACGTACGGCGATCCTGCTTGACGAGTTCGCCATGGTCGAGGCGTTCGGGTCGCATATCTGCGAATCGACCAGGCCGGTGACGAACTGCCGCCTGTTCAATTCGACTCCCAATGGCACGGCGAATGCCTTTCATACGATGCGTCAGACGAACATTAAGAAGCTGACGCTTCATTGGACGCGCCACCCGAGGGGCAAGAAGGGTCTTTACACTCGTAACAATAATGCCTTCGTACCGCTGGACGAAGAATATTGGGCCCAGTTCGACGACGCCGTAGCGGAGATGATGCGGCTTGATGCTCTGATTCATGCGAAGAACGTGCCTCTGCCCGATGGTAAGAAGCGGTCGCCGTGGTACGCCAACGAATGCGATAGATCCAATTCGGCTCGCGAAATTGCCAAGGAGATGGACATTGACTACGGCGGGTCCGGCGGCCAATGGTTCAATGCTGAGCTGGTCGACTTGGCTATGGCGGAGTTTGCCCGCCCGCCGGACATAATCGGCGATCTGGAATTTGACGAGATCGCGGCGGACCCGATTCGATTTCGCAAAGATCCCCGGGGCTACACCTTCCTTTGGACCGCACTAGACGGCGACGGTAATCCGATCCTGGGGTCGCATCGAATGATCATTGGTGTGGATGTGTCCGCCGGTACGGGTGCCTCGAATTCTTGCATTGTTGCCTACGACGCCCTGACGCATACCAAGGTGTTGGAAGTTGCCACGCCGTATATGCGTCCGGAAGCGTTTGCTGTCCTGGCGGTTGCGATTGCGAAATGGCTCAAAAAGGCGACTCATTATCAGCCCTTTATGATTTGGGAAATGAATGGCCCTGGACAGCAGTTCGGTCCAAGAATTCTCGAATTGGGTTATACACATATTTATATGCGAGCTAATGACCAGTCAATTAGAAAAAGAGTTTCTGATATTCCAGGTTGGGCTCCAACGAAAGACAGTAAGCGCGTCTTGCTTGGCGAGTATCGCGCGGCGATTGAGGGTCGCCGGCTGGCGAATTACTCGCGATGTGCCTTAGAGGAAACGCTTGAGTATGTTCATTTGCCGAATGGTGGTGTCGGTCACGCCAAGGCGGAGAAGAAAGAAGATCCATCCGGTGCTAGCTCAAATCACGGTGACCGCGTGATGGCAGATGCGTTGGCCTGGAAGGCGATGCACGGAATCGGGCAAGTGCCCAAGAAGGCCGAAGCACCGGAGGCGCCTATCGGCAGTCTTGCTTGGCGACGGAAAATGCGCGAGGAACAGAATCGAAAAGAATCACGACAACTAACCGGGGGATGGCGGAAGTGAGTAAGCGTCTGACAAAACGGGAATTCGAGAACCTTGATAAATCAGTAGTCTGGTCGATTAAGCAATTGACCACTCCACGCCAGAACCGAGTGGATGCAATTAAGCAGTTCCTTGGAAATCACTACAGTGATTACGGATCGGATGAGACGATGCCGGTCAATCTCCTAAAATTGGCGCATCAGATTTATGTGCGATCCCTGGCGGCTCGTGCTCCACGGGCTTTGATTGGTACTCGTAATCCGCAGCTCAAGGCGACGGCGGCCAATCTGGAATTGGCAGTCAATGATATTCCTGCCGAAATTGACTTGGAGAATACACTGCGCCGTTGGGTTGGTGAAGCCTTGTTTTCGATGGGCATTCTTCGCGTTGGCCTGGTGGCAGTTAGCGAAGTAATGGGTATCCCCTATGGTCAGCCTTTCGTCGAAGTTGTTACGAGTGATGATTACTTCCTGGATATGTCCGCTAAGAATCACGCTCAGGTGCAATACGAGGGGCACGATTACTTGCTGACGCATGAGGAACTGAGGGATCTCGGATGGGTCTCGAAGCAAGAATTGAAAGAGTTGGATGACGGCGCGGAGACGACTATTGGGCCCAACGGCCAAGAGCGCGCTGAAGGAATTAGTGCAGGAGGGGGTGGAGTTGAGTCGTTTAAACGACGCCTCTTAGTTCGTGATGTTTGGCTGCCCAAGGAACGTCGCCTGGTGACTTATGCCGTCAAGGCGAAGAAGCTCCTGAACGACATAGAGTGGGAGGGACCTCAACACAGCCCTTATTACGTCCTGGGGTTCTCGGACGTACCTGGTAATCTCCTGCCGCTGTCGCCCGTGTCGGTGTGGCGCGATCTGCATGAATTGGCCAATGCGCTATTCAGGAAGCTTGCTTGCCAGGCCGACGACCAGAAGCGAGTGCTTGGCTTCCAGGGCGGTAATGACGATTCGGTGATGAATTTCAAGCGGGCGAAAGACGGCGAAGGGATCAAGTATACGGGTTCGGAGCCCAAGGTGCTTGCGGCGGGAGGCATTGATCCGCAGACGCTTGCCTACTTCATGCAGTGTCGTGATCTCGCGTCCTACTTCGGCGGTAATCTCGACGCGCTTGGCGGCTTAGCCCCCCAGACGGAAACGCTCGGCCAGGATCGGCTACTGAGTGAAGCAGCGAGCGCTCAACTCCGTGACATGCAGACGGTGACGATTAGCCAAGTACGCGAGGTATTTCGTGCTCTGGCTTGGTACGAATGGCACGATCCGGTTGGGGAACGCCTACTGGAGAAACCATTGCCCGGCATGCCTGGGCAATCAATTCCGGTGTTGTGGAATCGTAATTCCCGCCAGGGGGATTTCGATGAGTATCAACTGGATATTGATGTATTCAGTCTACTCGACAATTCTCCGACTCTCAAGCTTCAGCGACTCGGGTATATCATGAGCACTTATATCATACCACTTATGCCCGAAATTCAACGGCAAGGTGGAGAGCTGGATGTGCAATCACTTTTGAAGCTCGTAGCAAAACTGACGGACTTCGATGAATTGCAGGATATTATAGTCTTCGCCAACGAACCCCAGCCCCCCACTGGACAGCAGGCCGCCGGCCAACCTGCTGAGACGAAGCGAACGTATGAACACACAAGCCGGCCTGCGCCAACCTCGCAGGCGGACGAGATGATGTCGCAACTCTTGGAAATGGGACAAGAAGCATGAATGAACTGATTGCGCGGTTATTGGGCTGGAAAAGAATGGCCAAACGTGGGGACGAGTATTTTAACCCCAAGGAACCTGTTGAGAAACCCGGGAAGAAGAAGCCGAAGCCGCCGGCGAAGCCGGTGTATCCGGAGGGCGCTTCGGAGGCGGAAAAGCTCCGTATCGCTCAGGAGCGGATCAGGGCGCAAAGGGAGGCGCAGCAAGAGGTTAAATCCCCTCGTCGGAAGAAGAGTTGGTACCAGAAGGGGCTCTGGGATCTCTTCTGAGGAATTTTACGGTATTGAGGGTAACCTACGGGGGTGAGGAAAGCTATGCCGATTTATTGCTTCACTACCAATGATGGGGAGACGGTTGAACGCCATTATTCGTTTCACCACACAATTCCTGAAGTGATTCGGGTTCATGGCAAAACGGCTCGCCGAGACCGGCAAGCTGAAGGGGTGCCACGAGGAGTCGTGAAGGGATCGAAGACTCCAGTTAAGCAGGGACACGGCAAATGGCCGATGGAGCCCTGTTTCGCATCTGGGGTGAATGCAAATCAGGCTCAGGAATTGCGAGATTATCTGGCCAAGCGGGGCTGCCCAACAGAAGTCACGAAGGACGGCGATCCTATTTACACTAGTGCAGAGCATCGCCGCAAGGCTCTGAAGCTTCGTGGAATGCACGATAAGAATTCGTTTGATTGAGGAGGTGAAGAGAATGGCAATTGAGAAGGATCTGCTGACGGAAATAGATGAGGCTGCTACGGAGGCTGCTGAAAAGATGCACGCAGCACAGGAGCAAACTCTGGATGAAGATGATCAGCAGGAAAACGATCAGCAGGAAGACGATAAGCAGGAAGAGGATGACCAGCAGGAAGAGGGCGATCAGCAGGAAGATGACCAGCAGGAAGAGGACGACCAGTCGGGAGATGATAAGCAACAGGAGGGGGACGAGCGGGACGATGATCAGCAGGACCAATCGCTTTCTGCGCCGCCTGAGCGATCGACTGTGCTGGTGGAGCGTGCTGTGCGAGCTGGTTTTTCACTTGCTGAAGCGCGGGCTTTTCCGTCGGACCAAGCGCTAGGTCGGGCTTGCGAAGTAATCGAACAGTCGCAGCGGCAAAGCCGGAAGCAGACTGAGGAGGACGAAGAAGACCCCCTGGCTGTCTTCGATACATTGAATACTGAAGAGTTCGAGCCGGAAGTGGTCGAATTGCTCGGGACGCTGGCTGGTCAGATTAAGGCGCAGCGTGAGGAATTGCGAGCACTCAAGGCGGGACAGGAACAAACCACGCAAGTCTCCCAGGAGGCAGCGGCGCGTGAAGTGGAAGTTTGGTTTGACGGGCAGGTGCAATCGCTCGGTACCGACTTCCAGGATACCCTGGGGCAGGGAACCTATAGGTCATTGGCTCCAGGAAGTTCGCAATTGGCGATGCGTGATGCCATTGCGGAGCAGATGGCCGTGCAGATTGCCGGCTATCAAGCAGTTGGTCGACCGATGCCGCCTCGTGAGGAGATGTTTCAGGCGGCGGCGAAGGTTGTGCTGGCGAAAGAATTTGCCGAATTGGAGCGTAAGCAAATTCAGTCGGAGTTGCGCAAGCGAGCGAGGCAGCACGTACAGCGTGGCTCTAAGGGTGAAAAGGTGACTGACAACGAATTGTCACCGGAGGAAGACGCAGCGCGGGCAATCGACGAGAGGTTCGGCGGCTAGGCACCTTCCTCCGTGGGGCACGGGGGATAATTGATGACGATTCAGTATTCCGATATTGACGATGCTGTCCAACTGACGCAGGAGCATTTAATCAAGCGTGGTGCGTTTGTTGATTTGCAGACTGACTTGCAGGATCATGTTGCCGTCCGGGAAATGTGGAAGGGACGGCAGAAGAAGTTCACCGGGGGGCATCCGTGGCGCTTCGAGATTCAGCATGATCACAACCATTCGGCTAGGGCGGTTGGCCTGTTCGAGACAGACGGTAGTGCTCTAACAGATACAATGACGTACGGCACGGTTGAGCCGCGCCATGTCAACGCTCACTATATCTACGATCAGCGCGAGCCGGAATTCCAGCGTGGCGGGCATGCGATTGTTGACTTGATCAAGACCCGATACGTCGGGATGCAGATTTCGCTCTTTGAGAAATTGGAGGAATTTCTCTGGGGCAAGCCGGACGATTCGACTGACGACAAGACGCCGTACGGTGTTGGTTACTGGGTGATCAAGAACGCCGTCGAGGGTTTCAATGGGGAGAATCCGGCTGGTTTTGCGAGTGGTCGCGGCAACGTTGACTCGACGACTTACACGCGGTGGGCCAACTGGGCGTCGCAATACACGGCCGTATCCAAGGAAGACTTGGTTCGTAGGATGCGCCGGGGGCACCGCAAGTCCAAGTTCCGTTCGCCGGTTTCTCATGCGGTCCCCGATCTCGGCAGTATGAAGAATGGTATCTATACCAATGATTCCGTGATTGGAATTATGGAGGAGTTGCTTGAGAATCAGAATATGAATCTCGGTAACGACCTCGCTTCCAAAGACGGGCGGACCATGTTCAAGAGTACGCCGATTGTCTACGTGCCGTATCTCGATGACGACACGCAGAATTCGGTGTATATGCTTGATTGGAAGTTCCTGGCAATTGGCGTGATGCCCGGCTGGGAGAATAACCTCCAGAAGCCGTATATGGTCCCGGGTAAGCACCTCGTGCGCCGGGTTGATCTTGACTGCACGCTCAATATGGTCTGCACGGACCTGCGCCGGCAGTCGGTTTATGCTACTGCGTAATCGTAGGCAGTAGGGTGAAAAGTTCACTACTAACAGGGAGATAAGCTGATGGGTGATCGTTCTGTCAATGCCTACGAGAAGCAGCCGCACGGCGACATTGAGTGGGTGTGGTTCGAGGGGTCTACTGCTTTGCTCGAAGGTCAGGGCGTTTGTTACAACTGGGATTACGGTACGGTTTCGGCGGCTGATGGTCGACGGTGCAACCGGGTCGAATTGCCGACGATCCTGAACGCTCGTTGGTTCGCTGGCGTGGCTGCGCGGAAGTATTCCGCCACGACCGGCGGGCAGTTCATTGAGATTTTCAAGCCTGGATCGTTGTGCAACGTTCTTTCTAAAGCGAGCACCACGATTGGTGTGGGGCGCCTGACTTGTGAGGCCGGCGGTACGTACGCGGGCTATTTCCGGCTGGCTGGCTTTCCGGGCCGGGGCTCGTGCGTGCCGATGCAGACAGTCAATCGTGCGACTACTGCCGGTAAGTGCCAAGCGCTTTTGGAGGAAGGGCCCGAGTCTGGTCTCGTTGAGGTTGTGTCGGCAAATGCCGATGGCCTTCTGGATGGTGGTGCCACGACTTTCATGGTTGGTGGCGTCTCGTATGTCGATACGGATATTTCGACCGGCGCCGATGCCACCTTTACGCTTGCCGATGGCACGATTCCTGGCCTTCGCAAGGCGTTCGTGTGCCAGCAGGCCCAGACGAACGACGTGGCGATTGCCGTGACGAGCGGTATCGAGGGCGTCGGGAATGCTGATCCGACGGATGGCATGACCGGCATTGTACTCGACGCTGACAAAGAGGAAGTCACGCTGGCATGGGATGCCTTTGACACGAGTGGTGTTTGGGTTGTGCAGCACGTCGTAGGAGCAACCTTGTCGTAACCTTCATACCGTGGGGCAAGCTAGCTGAAATACCCCCACGGACGCAAAGGCTGGCGGCAAGTTTCTCTTCCTTGCCGTCAGCCTGTATTACATCGGGGCACGCATGGCTGAATCTTCTCTCACTCTGGGCTGGGTTGATCTCAAGAAGGAAGTGGGGTTTTTACTGGGATACGGTTCGGACCAGACGGCCTGGAGCACAGCGCAGGCAACGGAAATCGAGGGGATTGTACAGACCGGGTATCGGCGGGTTCTCTATCCGCCGGCCGTCCAGGGGGTAGTGGGATACGAATGGTCCTTCCTTAGGCCGACTACTACTCTGGCGATTTCGGCCGATGATGGTGACTATGATCTGCCTGACGACTACGGGCGGATAGTAGGAGAATTCCACTACGCTCCCGATAAGCATCAGGCAGCCATTCGGGAGGTTCCCTTAGCGATCCTCCTCGAAATGCGCTCCTCTTCCGATCGTAATGCTTATCCGAATTTCTTCGCAACTCGCTTCAAGGATTCGGACGGCTCCAGTGGACAGCGGCAGGAAGTTCTTTTCTACCCGGAACCGGATGCTACGTATACGCTTTACTACTGCTACGATTCGTATCAGGGTGAATTAGGTGATACGTATCCGTATCCCCTTGGCGGGATGCAGATGAGTGAGCTATACAAGGAATCCTGCTTGGCGGTAGCCGAAGCTCGGAATGATGACGAGCCGGGGGTGCATACTCAGCTTTTCGAGCGGTTGTTGATTGACGCGGTAGCTCGCGATCAGAAGCGCGGCGCAAGAAATTTCGGCCGCATGGGTCAGCCTGCGGCAACTGATTCGGAACCATGGCGGCGTGGATCGGAGTTGTATGACGGGGCCTACTCGGTGACATACAAGGGTGAATACATATGATCTCCGGTAGTTGGACTTCGGGCGCCGCAAGTGCTCAGATTATTCCGGCGAGTAGGTACCGGGACATTCTGACGATTCAACTCCACACGGCCAAGGGGACAGTCTGCTTTGGTTTCGGTACGGATGCTGTTATAGATGCTTCCGTGCTGATTGTGTCGCCTGGAGATTCAATTACGGTGCGCGGTCACATCGCACGGCAGGCGGTTTATGCACTGGGAGCACTCGGCGGAGGGGCTTACCAGGAGGGCGATTTGAGTCTTAACATGGGGGATGCACCACTATGATTAGTGGTACGTGGGCTGCAACTGATACGAGTGCCGTCATCGTGGCGGCGAGTCGTTATCGAGATAAACTGACGATCCAATTGCAGAATACAACGCCGGTTTCGTTGGGGTTTGGTGTAGATGCCGTGGATGGCGAATCCCTGGAGTTACTCACGACGGGAGATTCCATTACGGTGCGAGGGCACCTTGCAAGGCAGGCGGTCTATGCAATTGGGAACGGGGCGGCGGGTGCTTACCAAGAGGGTAATCTGACGATGGATGTGTAATCAACTGCTGGGCTGAAGCACCAGTATTCATTTCTTTCTCGTGAACGGGGGTTCTGCTGATGATTAGTCGTGTGTGTTCTTTGTTGCGGATGAAGCAGCCAGTGTTGGCCGACCGTGGGCTTCTATTCGCGAGTGGCGCAACGGTGCCGACTGACGGGACAGATGGTTATCAGACTGGATGTATTTTCCAGCATACCGATGGGTCTGGTGGTACGGCATTGTATGTCAACGAGGGGTCCGTTACGTCTTGTGACTTCAATGCGGTTGAAGCTGGTGATTATGCCGACAAGCTTCAGGTTGGTACGCACGATTGGGGTGTGGGCGCAACTGGAATTGCATTGGATGGTACTGATCCTGATATGGTACTTCAGGTTGCCGGTAGGATCAATGCTGCTGTGGCGAGCGGTGCGTATTCAGCTAGTTACGATCAGCTCGCAGTTACCGCTTCGCAAACTAACGATGTCTCCACTTTTGCTTCCTGGAGCGAATTGTATTTCACCGGCGGGACTATCTCGACGAATGGTAATAATGCTGCCATTTGGGGGAATCTCGAAATCAGCGGAACTTTCACGGGCCCGGCGAGTACCAGCACATACCTCGGGGCTGTTGTTGGTACCGTAATTACTCCGGCGACATTTACCAATAGTGGTATTTGTGGTGCATTCATCGCAGACGGATTGCTTACGGCTGGATACACAAATAACAGCATTATTGCTGCATTCGTTGCTCATGTGAATGATTCGCATTCAACCAAGGCCAACTGGCCAATGGGTTTATGGGTAAATGATGCCGATATCTGTATTGCAGTTGGGACGAGTGCAAGCCCAGTTGCTCATACAACTGCTGCGCAACGGGCACTGGCAGTCTATACGTCGCAGGCAGTAACTTCCGGGACGCATATCGGATCTCTGTTGCAACTTGCTCCGCTTGCCACGACGGGGACTGCTAATAACTACACGCTGAATGTTCGTAACACTGTCGCGACTGGCAAGACGTGCGGCGGTGGTCAGCGCGGTGTCTACGTCGAGGTTGAGGCGTTAGGAACGGGCACTGTTAGCGGTGTCGTGTCGGCTGTTGATATCGAAACGTATGCGCCTAACACTGCCACCTTGGGCAGCGATTATTACGGCATGTACATTAAGCATTATACGGATGTGACTCCAACTGGCACGAATGCGGTGGCGAGGTTGGAATTTAATGGTTCCGGTACGCTTGATGCTTTCCTGGCAATGTACGGCAACGGAACTTCGCTGATCCATGGAAATTGTACCGTAACCAATTTCCTCTTGGCTTCCGCGTCCGGTCAGATGGGGTGTACGGTTAGTGCCGATGGAATGACGGCCAATCCGGAGAGCGATCAGGAGGCTGGGTATATTACCATTTCCGTGCAAGGAAATACGTATCAGATTCCATTCTACGGAGCGTAAGTGAATCCTTTATACTTAGCGCTCCAGTTTGGAGCGCTAGGTATTTACGTTTAGTCGAGGAGGTGTTGATGGAATTAGTTCAACTCATACATCCAGAGGTCCCGGCTATACCAAGGCGAGTACAGCTTAATGGCTCGGAAGTGGGTATTCGCTTGGGAGCTGGTAAGGCATTGAAAATTAGAACCACCGGCGAAGGCGGCTCGGTAATTCTAGACCGAAAAGTGCCCGATGGGAAGGAATGGGAAGTTGGTATTATTGTCAATATCAAAGAGATTGATGTTGCGTAGCAAGTTCAGGAAAGGAGAAGAGAATGAAGTTGGGGCAGGTGTTTCAGGCGGTTGAAGCGTGGCGGAATCTGGCAGCACTAAAGATGAAACCGCAGATGGCGTACCAGATTCTCAAGTATGTGCGCCTCGTATTGGCTGAATACGAAATTGCCGAGAAGCAGCGGGTGGCGCTGATACATGAACTCACCGAAACCCGCGATGGCGAAGATGCCAGGATTGAAACGGGTACGCCTGAATTCGCGGAGTACATTCGCCGGTTCAGCGAGGTAATGGAGACGGAATGCGATTTGGCGAAGTGCGAAATTGCGCTCAGCCAAGTCATGGCATCTATTGCCGAGGGCGAAAAACTGTCCATGGCGGAGCTTGAAGCGCTGGAGCCGTTTTTCGCTGAGTAAGTATGGGTAAGCGCGGGACTCTGGCGATGGGATGCCCTTCAAGCTACCCGGTCGCTGAGGTTCTTTTCTATCCGGGGCAGAAAATGGCAAAGAAACGGGACTTGCATGTCCTCTTTCCGTTGGGCGGATTAAATCGCCAAGGGGCTTATCGGCAGCAGCCTCCTTACACTTCGTATGATCTCAGTAACGTACGGCCAATAGCAACCATTGAAGGGCGAGAACGCGGGGGAAGCCGGCCGGGGCTGGTCGAGTCGCACATTACGGATCTCGGGGCAAATGTGCGACTCCTGGCCCCTATGGTCCTGGCTCTCGGTGATAACTTTACTGCCTGGTCGGATACGTTTGCGGGCACGTCTCTTGCTGCGGCATGGGCGCAAGCCGCTTGGGCCGAGGATGTTCCGAATATCCTCCCGGAGGCGCTTGCCAGTGTCGATACGAGCACGTCCGAAGGGGAAGTGGTACGCACTGCGCTGTCGATCGACTCGACTAGCGCCTACACGGTTGAGATGTTCCTTTCGCCCTACGAGGGTGCCTGGCACGGAAAGTACCGTCTGTACTTCCGCCTGGACGATACGACGCCTGACATTACTACCGAGGGCGTCGTTGTCGAATTGACGATGACTGGCACGGATGGAGCCTACAGTGCGACCCTCACGTCCTACTTGGCTGAGACAGACACGGAGGTTGATACTGCGACTGGCGCGACTAGCGCCGCCATTCCCGGTTGGCTCTCCGCTACCGTTGATGGCAATGATGTATCAGTCTACTGGAATGGAACGGAGATTCTGTCCGGGACGGTGGATGCCCACTCGGGACTTCGCGTTGGCTTCGGCATGGAGTGCACCGTCGATGGCGGTATGTGCCTGGCGAACGTCTTCAGGGTGCAATATTACTCCACGAGCGTGCTTACGGGAGCACGTACTGTCCTGGTCGCCTCTGCGTCTGGTGATCTCTGGTACGAGTCGACCTACGGCTCAATGACGCAGGTGACGACCGATCTGACCCTGCGCGATGATGTGCTGCTAACGGCTGCCCAGAGCGGCCAAGATCTGTATATCGCTGATTATGGTTTAGCGAAGAGTAGCAATAGCGGAGCAGTGTTGGCCGGCGTGCTCTTTGAAGACGGAGTTGATTTTTCTGAATACGGCATCACGACACACGACTATGTAGTAGTTCTCACAAACACAACTGGCACGCTAGAGGAGGGAACATACAAGATAACGCTTATTGAACCAGACGGGCTTACGCTTGATCCCGTACCGGGCGTAGGGAATTGTAGTTATCGTGTTGAACGGGCGCCTAAAGTATACGATCTAAGCGCTGGCACTCTGGCAATCCACACGGCTTCCACAGGGCAGGTGCCGACGGGCTGCCCGTTGATTTGTCGGCACCTGGGCAGGTTATTCATGGGCGGTGCGGACATAGCGCCGCATGTGTGGTATGCGTGCAGGCAGAATGACGAGGACGATTGGGACTACTCTCAAGCGGACACCCAGAGGGCCGTAGCCGGCACGGCAAGTGAGGCGGGCGTTCCGGGGACTGCGCTGACTGCCTTCGCGCCGCATAGCGACGACTATCTCATCATGGGCTGCCGGGATTCCGTCTGGCGGATGAGGGGCGATCCGGCGTACGGAGGGCGTTTAGACGCTCTCTCGCGCACGGTGGGGATTATTGGTGCTAAAGCATGGTGCCTCGGGCCCGCAGGGGAACTGGTCTTCCTGTCGCTTGATGGGCTGTACATCCTGCCGCCCGGCGGAGACAGCGCACCCATTCCTGTTTCACGCAATATTCTCCCGCGGGAATTCAAGAATCTAAATCCCGAGACCATTACGGCCCTGTTGGAATTCGATACGGCTGACAAGGGAGTGCATATCTTCCTGTCGGAAGAATCGTCCAACGCTCGTACGCATTGGTGGTTTGACTGGCAGCGGAAGACTTTTTGGCCCTTATCGTTAGCCTCCAGCCGTGAGCCGCTGACGACGTGCTCCTACCAGTCGACGGCAATTGAGGATTCGTGCGTTGTACTTGGGTGTCGCGATGGCAAGCTCCGGCGATTCTCAGCCTTGGCTGAGACCGATTGCGGCACGTCGTTTTCCTCCTACGCCATGATGGGGCCTATTCCTCTGGGGCGGGATGGACAAGTCGGGGTAGTATCAACTCTCGTTGGCGTGATGGCTTCCGACAGTGGTGACGTAACTTGGAGCCTTCATCCGGCAAATACTTTCGAGGCAGCCGCTACGGCTAGCGCCTCTGACTCCGCCACCTGGGTAGCTGGATTGAATGCACATGTATACCCGGCTTGCCGCGGGCAGGCAACCATGCTGAAGATAACCGGCACGGCTGGGCGCAAGTGGGCGTTTGAGCAGGCGATTGCAACCGTGCGCGAGAGTGGGCGCAGGAGGTTTGCCTAATGGCTGAGCGATATATCCCGCACTCGAATAGTCCAGTCGAGATGAGGCGCGCCATTCAGCAATTGGAAATTGCGCTATCAGATTTGGAGGATATTTCCGTACCGTCTTACGCGGCTGGCGAGGATATTGAAGCCGGCATGCCACTATATATGCCGGCTGATGGGAAATTATATCACGCAAGGGCGGATGATCTTGACAAGTCGGAGGTGTGCGGTGTTGCGAGTGGTTCCGCAAGCGAGGGGGGGCAAGTGGAAGTTGTCATGGCGGGAATCGTCTCCTTGGAAAATTGGACTGATGCCATCGGGGCTGTTGAGCTGACTGCCGGAACTATATATTATCTTGCCGAAACTGGCGGGCTTACCGCAGTAGTGCCGACGACAATCAATGATGCCTTTATGCTAGTAGGCAGGGCCTTGAGTGTTAACGATCTTGAGGTGTTACCGGGTCGTCCAACGAAGCTGTAGGTTGTTTTGCGATGGAATTACGTAGACCGCTAATATTGGATTCCACCTCTGGTCGCGTTGATCAATATAGCGATGCGGATTGTTTGGTTGGTATTATTGAGCAAGTTGGCGTATCGGAGTTGATCAATAATGAGCGAGCATTTATCGTTGTTGGACAACCTGTATATAGTAACGCCACCGGCAAAGTGAAGAAGGCGTCTGCGTCTGCCGTGGGTACGTCGCATGTACTTGGCCTGTCGGCGGATCTTGCCATGCCAGCAAGTACCCTTCGGGTCGTTGCGGGGGGGGAATTTGAAGCGACAGCCGATGAATGGGCTCAGGTTATAGATATAGGTGGCTCCCTAATTGCAACCTCCGTATATTATCTGAGCACAACTACCGGGAAAATAACTACCACACCGCCCGCTGATAATGTAGTCAAAATCGGCACAGCCTTGACGGATCTTGTGCTGTTGGTTGAAATTGACAAGGTAACACATCCGATTGAGGACGTCGACCATACCTCGGTGACTCTCACGGCTGGCTCCGGCCTGAGTGGCGGTGGAGATATTTCGGCGTCAAGGACGTTTAATCTTGACATCAACGAATTGGATGCTGCCGCTATTGCTGCTGGTGACTTTGTTCCATTCTGGGACATTACCGAAACGGCCACTAACAAGAAGATTACCTTTGCCAAT